CGCTAGTAGTAAATATAAGATTAAAATTTGTACGAATACGACCATCACGATCAAGTTCTGGTAAAATCTTCGAAATATAGGTATTTTGGATTTTTCCAAGTTGTCGTACCTTTAAAATAGCTGCTGGAAGGGGGTGTTCTTCACTAAGTTGCTCTAGGACTTCTGCATCGGTTGAGACTGCTCCTGTTGCCGTCTTTTTTCCAGTAGGGTTGAGACCAAGATAATCGAACAAGACGACACGCAGTTGCATAACACTATTAGGATTAAAAATCTTGCCAGTATCCTTTTCAAACTTTTTGACTTCTTCGAAACCATACACCACCTGTTTGGCTTTTTCAATTTCTTCATCAAGATATAGGTTGGCAGCAGCCATACGCTCTTGACTAATAGGAATTCCTACCTCCTCCATGTCCATCAAGAACAATGTACCAGGAATCAAGATTGTTTCGTATACATAACGCAATTTATCGTTAGCTTGTACAATAGGCCAGAACTTATAAAATAAGTCAAAAGTTACGGCAGTATCAATACTAGCATAACGACTAATAGTATCAAAAGGAATAAGGTCGTATGTAAAATCATCTTGTAAGATGCCGTTTTGCGCACAGTACGATTTCTTAAAGTCATCTAACTCTGAGTCATAGTCGCCATAATCCGTATATTTAAGTGCCAGCGGTTTTAAACCATGACTATCAGTTTCATCTAACACATAGTGCATAACCATTGTGTCATGTACTCGACTACGATCAAATGTTAAACCCAGGTGATAGGCTAACATTTTATAGTCAAACTTCATATTATGGAAAACCATTGTAAATGTACTACAAATTTTTTGCAGTAATTCTACACATTCTTCGTCCATGGCATCGCACAAGATGTATCTGCCATGTTTTGTTTTATATGTTAGGGATACACCAAGCACATAACCATCGCGAGGGTATAATCCTGTGGTTTCTGTGTCGATTGCCACATAGCCTTGAGCATTGTCAAGAACTTCTTGTAAAAATGCTTTGGCTTCATCAGTACGGTCAATGCCTTTGAAGTCACCTTGAGCAGCGGGTTTTAGAGTACCCTTAACATACTTGTGAATACGATCACAAGCACGTTGAAAATCTGGTTTACCTTCTGGTTTAAAAGCCAACATTGCAGGATTTGAAATAGCAATGTATTTATCACTAACTAACTGACCTGCCATGTTAGTTACTGAAGTAATTTTAGCATATTCTTTGGCAGCTTCTGCACCTACAAGAATAACAAAATCATATGGTTCTAAGTCTACCTGCAAGTCTACATCTTTTTTCAGCAACTTGGTAATAGGCACACTACTCATATGGTAATGGTCAAATTCAAACTCAAAGTACTCGTGATACTTTGTACGATTTGGGGCTTTGTCAATTAGTGCGATTTTCATTTAATACTTTCTTATAGCGTATTTTGGCTATTTGGTTATATATTCTGCAATTGAGCGAACTTCGATTATATCTAGTTCGCCAGGGTCTTTGCCGTCAGGCAATTTAATAATTTCTACAATAAAGTTTTCTGCTTCAATAAGCGGTTTAAGAGTTTGGGCTGCTTTTTCTCCCGCTTCATCACCATCAAATAATAGGTAAATGTGCGTAATGCCTTGAGCCTTAAACGGAAGTAGCTTTGACTTAGTGTCATTCTGTAATGTGTTTGTGCCGAACGCGCAGATAACATTTTCTAAACCTTTATCATATAAGTTTAGCATATCGAATATGCCTTCTACAATTACCATTGACTGGTATCCTTGTGGAAGGTGACTTGGAAATACTGGAATCTTAACACCACTAGGATAATTAATATACCTTGGATTGCCGTTTGATAGTGTATGACGACCAACAAATACTACTATTTTACCAGTAATATCTTTGATTGGAAATATAATTCGATCTGCTAGTTTTTCTACTACATTGGTGTAAAAAGCACCAAAGTGTTTGAGTGTTTGAGGACTAACTCCACGGAACTGCTTTAGGTAAGGAGTATGCCCGTTAGGTAACTCTAATCCTAAGTGACTTGTTTTTAGCTCATTTAACTTTTCCTTGAGTGCCGCAATCTTCATAGGTACAGGATTTGTAAAAACCCCGTAATATTTAAATAAATTTGTCTTAAAGCCACAACTAAAGCAATGAGCAACTCCAGTAACACGATCAACACGAAAACTAGGATTTGAATCTTCGTGATCTGGGTTCAGGCATTTGATCAGGTAGTCGCGGCCGGACACACTAAATGCTAAACTGTTTTTGTTGATTAGTTCTAGTACTGGGTCGCTCATTTTAATTCCATGGTAAGTCGGATGATGTGTCGTCTTGTTTTAAGTCAGGTTGTGTTTTCTTCCCAGCTTTCTTAACAGCTTCCTTAGCGGCTGGTTTATCCACTGACTGTGGGCTAATGCGTAGGGTGTCCCAGTCAATCGGGCATGTAAATGCCATTTCCTTGCCGCCACGAATTTTCGTCGTTTCGAAGGAGATTGCATTTGTCTCTTTATCGTGCGCCTCCATCGTGAGAGCAATATCCGCTGCGTCCAAGATTCCCTTTGCAAAACGTGCCTCTCCATCCTTGTCGATCTGGTAAGGAGATACCATGACGATTTCATACTTGCGTGCAAGATTTTTGAGTTTCTTGGATATTTCAATTTGTGGTTTCCAGTCGTATTGGTCTGTGCCTTCTAGTACAATTTGATTAACATAGTCTACGACTGCAACTTTTAGCTTGTCGCCAAACTTTGCTTTGGCTTTGCCAATGTGTAAGTCGATACTACTTAGGGTCAAATCGCGGTCATCTACAATAATCATTTGATTATCTACTTTTAGTTGATGGTTTCGTACTAGATTTTCTTCGAATTTAAATCTGTCACGATGACGCATAAACTCCATTACTGTAGCATCAGCATCTTGGAACATACCTGCTCTAGCTTTTACTACTCTGAGAACTTCGTCATCTGTTAATTTGTGTTGTTTTAAGTTTTGTAAGTTAACATTAGCTAAGATAGCTAGATTACGCTCCATTGTTTCTTGAGCGGTCATCTCAATACTGAAATAAATACTACTATTACCAGACTCGTATTGATTAACGAAAATATTGCTACTAGTAATAGATTTACCAGATCCCCTTTTACCCCCAATGAGAATGAGTTCTTGGCGAGCAACACCGCCAAGCACGGCATCAAAAGTATTATTAAGGCCAAGATAAACACGTTCTTTTTCCAAATCGTCTGGGTGGCGAAACATCATCATATCAGCCATAGTAAAGACTTTTTCTGATGTGTGCGTTTTTTCTTCAATTGTTAATGCTAAGTTTGCTAAGTTATCTTTTATTTCGTTTGAATCGTATAGTGGTAGTTTGTCTACAAATTTGTCTAATAATTTTACCGTTTCATTTTGTGTATACTGATCAATTAGCGCATCAAGCGCCACTTCAGCTGAAACGTCAGGAACCTCGGTTAACCGAAGGGTTGCTAACGTCTTAGACGCTGGACCCTCCCTTAAGGTTAGCTCAAGATCGTCAAATGACGGAACGGCACTGTATTTCTCGTAATACTTATTTATAGCGCCGTACAAGGAAGAGTAGGCAGCGTCTAAAAATACTAATTTGAGTTTAGCCCAGATATCTAGGTTTCGCTCGCTTAGCAATTTATTTAAGACTACTGCGGATGTATCCAAGATTACCCTACTTTCGATTCGTTATCAATAATAACTTGGTCAATAATTTCTGTGACTTTATAGAGCACAGCTTCTCTTAATTTTTTAATATCTTGTTGATAAGCAGTATCTTTGTCATATAAGAGACTCAACTGCTCATGAGTAATTAGTTGTTGCAAACCAAAATAGATATGATCGTATGCCATTGTACTTTCAGGCATAATTTCTATTTGTGCAGTTTTGCCGTAATTATGAACGGCTTGTTTAACAACCTCTTCTACTGTAAAAGAGTCGTTGTCATGATATGTAATTGTAACTTTCATATTCGACTCGCTAAAGTAAAAAAGGTCGGGAGCTTTTTAAGAACTCCCGACCAATCGTGTTATAAAACTAGATTAAGCAGCAGCTTTGGCTTCTGCTTTAGCCTTCTTTGCAGCACCATCGTAATCGGCAACTTTAATGCCACGACGTGTCAACAATGTGCGAAGACCGCGTTCTGTTTTGTCCACTGCTTTAGCAATGTCAGCAACAGTCATAGTGCTGATTTTGTCGCCAAGGGCTGTAACTGGATCAACAGTTTCTTTAGCATGAGAAACGCGCTGTGCGGGAATCTTAGCAATTTGACCTTTGCGTGTCAGGCTCAAAGCCTTACCACGAACAGAGGCAACTGTTTTATTCAGGGCAGTAGCGATATCTTCGATGAAGCTACCTGCGTCAGCCATAGCGATAAACTTAGCTTCTTCAGCTTCAGTATATGTACGAGCCACTTCGACTTTTTCAGCAGGCTTCACTGAACCAGTCAATTCCAATGCCAAGAGTTTACCTTGGATTTGTTTTGCAGAGAATTTGCCACCAGCAAAAGACTCAGCGATTTCTTTGTAAGTCATGCGACCAGCGTTGTTAACAACGAAGTCAGCCAAGTTTGCGCTTTCATCAGGTGTAAAGGCACTTGTTTTTTCTTTAGCCATAGATGCAACTTCGCAATCGAGTTGACGCAACTTAGAGGCAACAGAGCGAGTTGTGAAGCCCAAAGCCTCAGCAGCACGTTCTACAGTGTCAACGCTAACAGGTGATTCGCCATTAACGATGCTCATCAATTGGTCGATAGCTTCGTCAGACCATTTTTTAGCTTTTTCAGTCATTTTTGTTTTCTTTCAAGAAAGTATTTAAGTTTGTGATAATTGTAATACCGAGAGACTCGGCTTTTTTGCGTTTTGAACTACCTTTATCTTCTTCGTCAACTAAATAATCAGTAGCTTTAGTTACTGATTCTACTGGTGTGTAGCCTGCCTCTTCTAATGATTTGTAGGCTTCTGCTTTAGTTTTGTAAGAAGATAATTTTCCTGTGATACAAATAGTTTTTTGATTGGTATTCGTATTGGAATTCTTTTGAGATTTAAACGAGAAAGGCAAAAACTCTCTCATCTCTTGGAAATCAGTCTCAAGCCAGTTGACTAAGTTTTGGGTTACTTTGTCGCCTAATCCAGCTTGCTTGCAAGTATCGTAACTGATCTCGTCTACAGATGTGACTACATCACACAATTTTTTACTTGCAGTAGCACCTACTAAGGGAATAGAAAAACTAGCAATAACTGTGGCTAAATCAGCAGACTTTGATCGTTCGATTTCATCCAGTAGTTTTAGTGCTACTTTCTCACTACCTAGTGATTCTACAACTTGCTCTTGATCGAGATAAAACAATTCAGTAATATCACTCAAGCCAAGTTTTTCAACTGTGCGAGAACCCATACCTTTAATGCCAAGAGTCTTACAGAAGTGTTCGACCTTTTTATTTAACTGAGCGCCACAAGCCGTGTTTCTACAAAAGAGCTGATCGTTGACCAGTTCAAGTGGGTAATTACAGCAAGGACATTCAGTTGGTATTTCGATTCTCATAGTTTATTTATCAATTTAAGTATCTATTATACTTGATTAAGTCGCCTCGGACAAGTGAAAATTTCTCTTGCCCTTGGCTAAAAATTTTATGCATCTACTTTGTGAAGTATGCAAGGGATAATTTCACCTGATCTAATTATGGCTACGGTGTCTCCGATTTGGAGGTCAAGCATTTCAATAAAACCAGGGTTATTAAGAGTAGCCCGACTGACGAGGGCATCGCCAATATAAACAGGCTCAAGAATAGCAACTGGAGTGACTTTGCCACTTTTGCCAACTTGCCATTCAACATCAAGGAGTTTAGTTTCAACATGAGCTGCTCGCTCTTTCTTTGCATATGCACCACGTGGATGCTTGGCTGTGTATCCCATTTCTTGGAATACTTGGTTATCATTTACACGAAATACTACACCATCACAAGGATAGATTTTATCCAAGTCAGGTTCGCTGATTACATTGAATCCGAACTGCTTAAGCATAACTAAATCTTGACGATAAGTTGTAGTAATGCATGGCTGAGAACCATAGGCAAAGAAACTCAGCGCACGAGTACTAAACTCTGTTGAATCTTTTAAGTTAAGTGAGCCTGCTGCATAATTACGAGCATTTTCAATATACTTTGGAGCAACAATCTCGCCAGTAATTTGCACAACGCCTGTTAATGGAATTGTATGTGGAACTAATCCAGTATGGCTCAAGATTTTGTCAGTAATGATTTGACCCTCAACACCATCACCACGAGTTAATGCCCGTACAAGTGTGCCATCAACATACAGTAAGCTAATAGCAGCACCATCGAGCTTGGCAGTAGTAACAATATCACTAATGCCTTCCAAAGGACGTTTTTGATCTTCATCTTCGTAATACTTTTGTAGTGAATACATTTGATAAACATGACGCTCGACATTGCCGTGCTGCTTAGCACCAACGGCATTATATCCGATCGACTCTGCAAGTCGATCGAACTGGTCGTCACTAATGATCGGAGCACCACTGTAATAGGCTCGCGAAGCTAAATTTAAATATTGTTCAAGTTTATTCATAAGTATTATTATACCAGTTTAAGCATTACAAATCAAGATTATTTTCTTCTCGCAGTATCTTAGCGGCATAGTGACGAATAATATCTTCGCCTTCGGCCCGTGAACAAATATCCAATAATCCGTCTAGCAGACTATAGATATTTTCTGTGGATGCAGGAATCGAGATGCCTTCTCGTGATGCTTGCCAGTCACCTTCATAGGTAAGAAAGTATTTGCGAAGTTGGATATATTCAATTTCTCGAAATTCGTTTACAACCAATCGAACCTGGAAACCTTTGTCCATGTTTTCTTCGATTAGTTTGTTGTAGTGAATATTGTCATCCATTAGATTTTAACTCCTAGTTCACGCAAGTGTTCTAAGCTAGCAAGTTCGCTAACTTCTTGATACGCTGATTGCAACCAACGATCTGATAACAACCAAATGCGATATACAAATCCGTACTTGTCAGATTTTTGTTCTGCATCAATGCGTGCAATTGAATCATAGCGTGAACTATAAACAACTTCACCAATTTTGAATCGGTCACGAATTGCGCCGTCTGGAATCAGTTCTGGTGTAAAGTAACTAGATCCAGGCACACGAATTGGCACACTATTACCTTCTAGTACATCTTTGATAAATTTACTGCTACGATAAGTCATCTTTGAGATAGCGTCTACAGTTTCACCATTTAAGTACTCTGAAATAATATAAATTTTTTCTTCCTGCGTTGCAGGTTTACCGCGAAGTTGTGACTTGCGCTGTGCGGTGCGAACTTGTTTTTGTTTATATTCTTCAATAATAGTACCCAGTCGAGTAGTATTATAACTCATGCCTAACATAGCGCAAGCGTCTTTTTTGGTAATAGGTTTCTTACCTTCTTCTGTAGGTTCGAGCAAACGAATGACACGGCTAATATTAGCATCAGTCATCATTTCTTCTTCACTAGCGGAACGCTTGCGTGTTGCCATGTTATTTTCCTTTTTTGATTCGGTTGATAGCTTTGGTTTTTTCTGAAGGCACTTTCTTTTCGAGTTCTGCTTTAGCACAAGCTATTCGCACATCTCGGAGCAGGGCTTCATCATCCCACTCTAGCTTTGTTGACCCGTCTAGGTAAGTAGTAACTGTTAAGTGACTACCTTTATTGACTTTGAGTACTTTATTGACCATAATAAAAAAGGCGGCACAAAGCCGCCTGTATCATTTCAGGATTGACAAGAAGTAAACAGCAGCCTTACCAGTAAGTTTGCTGAGAATATCTTCGTCTACTTCTTTGCCTGCGGCTTCAATAGCCGTACGCAATTCTGCGATTGAAGATTCTTTTGACACACGCTTTGTGCCTTCGCCACTGGGTTTAGCAGTTTTGGTAGGAGCAGAGCCTGCTTCTTTTTTCACATAGACACCAGCCTGTACCAGTACCATGCGCACACCATTAGGAGACATTTCGATTTCTTCTGCAATGTCTTTGATGATTTCAGTTGAAGACTCAGGTGTTGGACCTGCTGCTTCGTATTTTTCAATAACTTCTTTTTTGAGTTCGTCTGTCCAAGTTGCCATTATATGCTTTCTTTAGTGTTGAGTTTTTTGTGTTTTTGGATTGCCTGATTTTACCAAATCATTTTCTATTAATGAATTGTAAGCAGCTTCGTACGCACATACTATAGTATATAGGTTTTCTGTGGGTATAAGGCTGTCGGGAAGTGCATCAGGCATACTATGTGTACGAATACACATTTCTTCGATTTTAGTACGAATTTGTAAACTTACTTTAACTGCGTCTAACAGTATCTCACTATCCCAAGTCTTGAATTTAGACATAGTCTGTGGTAACTTCGGTCATTTGTTTGGGAATAAATCTACGATAGTTGTGACGCAAATCATATTGTGCCAACTTTTCCATTACTTGATTGTGATGGTCGTTTTTCATTGCACTGAACTCACGACAAAAATCCACAAAGTCAGATTCGCTGAGTTGTGTAACATCAATGCCTTCGATGTGTTCACTAGGCGATACAAGTGGGATCACTGCACGCTTGCTTGTTGAACCATCGGATTTTGTATATGTAAATTCTATGTAATTCATGTTGGTCTTTCTTTAGTCATTTAAGTATATATTATACCGCTTTTGCAGTTTAGGGTCAAATACAAATTTTTAAGTTTGACTTTCGGTTACCGCACGACGAATACCAAGTTCAAAGCGTTGTGCAAAACTTGGTATAAAAATAGGCAGCACTGTAAACGGAGCAACAATTGATGTTATTATAATATAAATAACATAGCTTGTCCAGGTACTTTCAGTAAAAGTATTTTCAATGTCTAACTGTCTAGCTATGTTAATAGCAGGTGCTAAAAATAAAATACAACTAGTAATACCTGTGGTTAATGCAAATAAAATGTATAGCTCAATTACTTCCATACTAAGTTACCTTTAGAATCGTGTGCCCGAGCACCCAAACTAAAGCTAACTTTACCTTCGATGACTTTTAACTTAGTTTCATCGGGGCGATATGCTAATGCCACTGACTGAACCTTTGGATTACTACTAAAAAGATCAGCACTTGCGCGACCAGTAAATTCTTTAAACAATTTTGCAAGCCTAATGTTGCCATGACTCCATACAGTTTTACTACTAGGAGTCTGTCTACGATACTTAATATTTGCTAATGCGTCTTTGATCTGTTCGTTATTAGGTTGTTGCTTTAATAATCGTGTTAATTTGATTTTTCTGTTTGTAGCCCAGCGAGTGCTAGATTTGTACAATGCAGAATATGCTTGTTTAGATTTACTTACTGCCGCCATAGATTACTCCGCTGTGTCAAAGTCTACTTCGAACTCATCGTGCCATGCTTTAACAACATAGCCTTTGACAAAAGACTCAGAACGATCTGTTAGTTCTTGAGCGCGTTTAATAGCTTCATTAACTGTTAATACTTCTTGCAGTGCAGCAATCAACTCTGGAATAGCTTCAATATGCAATGGAATAAAACGCTTACAACCATCAAAGATTGAAATTTCTTCTAAACCACCAGGATTAGTGCCATGCTCTACTCCATAGTAAAATTGGTTGTCACTAACTGTAAACAAACCATCAGCAAAAGTGTCATTGTTAGCATCACCAAAATAAATTTTCATTGTGTTTCCTTGTGTTAAAATTGTGTGGAGAACTTGTATTATATCAAAAGTAGTATAAGAGTTCAAGTGAGTATTTTACAAACAAAAAACCCAGCTTAACGCTGGGTTGGATGTATTACTGGATGTGGTATAAACTTTGGTTTAGGATTATTTAATAGTGGATGTGGAATAAATTGTGGTTTCATTCCATTACTACATAGTCTTCTTTACCTACACCACACTCTGGACAAGTAAAGTTATCTGGCAGTGTTTCCCACTTACCTTCTAATTCTTCATCATGAATGTGTCCGCATACGATGCAAATTTTATCCATTACAAAGTCTCCAGTTTTTCTTGATATACTTGTGCATGGCGTTTTTCAACACTTGCAAGAGCAGCAAAGCGTTTTTCAGCTAATGCAAGCATTTTTTTAAATGCTTGTGCGTGTTCATTAGACTCACGCCCTTGCTCATTGAATTCTTTTACTGCTTCAATATTCTTTTCAGCTTTTGCTTGACGCTCAAACTGAGGGTACATAATATTGAACTCATATGTTTCGCCTTCAATAGCTAACTCTAAACATTTGCGTGTATCAGGTTTACCAATAAGTAGCTCTAAGTGTCCCCAAGCGTGTTTAATTTCTTGGTCAGCAGTATGCTCAAAGTGTTGTGCAATTTCTTCAAAACCTTCTGCCCGTGCTAATTTAGCAAAATAACGATACTTGATATGTGCCATTGACTCACCAGCCAAGGCACTTTCTAAATTTTCTAATGTAATAGACGACATATTATGCAGGAGTATATTCAATGCCTGTAGTTGCCAAACCTACTAAACCAATGGCTGTTTCAAAACTAGCTAACTCACTTGCGGCTACCAAAACATCTGCTTGAGAAAGGTTATTATTTGCCATCCAAGTAGAATATGTGGTTACTTGAGTCAATGTAGCATCTGTGCCAAACACATTTTTAAACACGTGTTTGATAAAAGTTTCATCACTAACACCGCCTGCATCAGTTTTGTACACATCTGTATTCAGCAATGCTGTAGCTAATTGCTTGTTTGTCCAACCTGCGTCTGCAAGTTTAATACCAATGCCTTTATATGCGGCTGTTACATCGCTGACACCAAGTGCGGCAGCTAATAATGCGTACACGTCTCCTGCACGACCTGCAGCATCATATGCAATAGCTTTGTCAGTAAAAACAACACGCTCATGGTCGGCAAGTTTAATTTCTAAGTTTGGTACTAGTGTGCTTGCCAGTGTTACATCGTTTGTGTTTTTAGTAATAGTATATTCTGTACTTGCTCCACCTACTGTGTAAGTATCAACGCCCGTTGTACCTGTAACATCAACTTGCACATCCACAGTACCATCGCCTACTCGACCAGTACCTACTGCACCAAAAGTAGCAATTTTACCACCAGTACCAACTGTGGCAACTGTTACGATCAAATTGTTAGCAGATGTTCCCCCAAGACCTGTGCCTGCAATAGTGATAGTATCACCTGCAATATAGCCTGTACCTGCACTGGACGCAACACTATCTAAAACAACAGAATAAACTCCATCCGTCTTAGTAATATCAAATTTTGCACCTGTACCTGTACCACTTGTAGTACCAGTTTTGTCTTGATAAGTTGTGTTGATTGCTTTATCAGCAATTTTAATTGTTGTTGTCATAATTCCCTTATGTGTGTTGTGTTGGTGCGCTCGATAAGATTTGAACTTATAACCAACGGATTATGAGTCCGCTGCTCTAACCATTGAGCTACAAGCGCGACTCGTGAGTGGAGCGGGATATCAGGCTCGAACTGATCTCTCTAGTTTGGAAGACTAGGGCACAACCCCTATACCAATCCCGCTTAAATTTCTATATCTACTAAACTTACTTTGACAAAACCATGTTCGTCAAAACTCCAGATTAGAACTTGCAGCATATTGCCGCTTTTATAATCAAAAAGGGACATCTTCATCTTTCCAGGGAGCTATCTCATTTTGATAATATTCTTCAGCTTCTTTAAACCCTGCTCTTGCAAGTAAATCAGTCATAACAGGTGTTGTAAAATTTACAAATCCTTGTTTATTTAACCATATAAGGTATTCAAAATCATCTGCAATAATGTCGCATATACGACAGCCAGCAAACTTACCAATAGTAAGTTTATCTAACATATCTAATTTTTGAGATTTTAAACTACCAAATGATTTAGCCATTTTGTTTTTCCGACTCAAGTTCTTGCATTGCAGCCGCTTTAGCAAGTACTAAATCAATACGTGCAAGTACTTGTTGGCTAGTCATCCAAATGTCTTTGTTATCTAACATGGACTTGATTTCTTCAGGTGTTAAAAAATTGTGGTATACTTCATGCAAGAAGTTTTCTGACCAAGCACGTTCAAACTGAAGTTGGTCAAACATTTCACCGCCTTTGCCAAATACGCCTGCACTATAGTTGTGGAACATAAACAAGCTATGTGGTGTTACTTCAAACTCATCTCCGTGTAGGAATATCATTGTTGCAGCACTCATACAAGCACCCTCTACACTAGTAATTACATGGGCATCTGTTTCTGATAGCACGCGCAAAAACTGCAAAGCCGTATATAAATCGCCTCCGCAACTATTAATGTAAATTTTAATTGTGTCTGTACTACGAGCATTACGAATGGTGTCAAACCATTCTGTATATTCACTAGCTTCTTCTATTTCGCCTGACAGATAAAATTCGTGTACGCTTCCCGTATTCTTTGTAAAATACGTTTTACTCAATGTAATTTCTGTTTTGTCTGTCATGTGTGTTCTTTTATTTAAGTTGTTGTAAATGTTGTCGACAAGCGTTTACCCAAGCAACAACAGTCATGTTGTCTGTAACATGACTGTAATTTTGGATAACCCACTCACAAATATCGCGGCTTTTGGCATGATAGCCAGGTATTACGTCCATATAATTCCTTTGGAAGTGTGGGTGAGATTTGAACTCACGATTTTCAGGATTTGCAATCCCGTGCATTGGACCGCTCTGCCACCACACCATATTTTAGCACACTAGCATATGAGTTTGCAACCTCATACTAACCCGCGGAAGGTGTACGCGATTACTCCGCATATATGTATTAAGTGGCAGTGTACTAAAATATGGCGGTCTTATGGGGTAACGATCCCCATCTACAGCAGTGACAGTGCTGTGTGCGTCCATGAACACTTTAAGACCATTTTTAGTAGCGCCTGGTCGCCATATCCAGGTAGCTTCAGTGTCAGGGAGGAGAATAACACTTACACGCTATAGCCAATGAATTCGCTACTAAAAATGGCATCCCGTACCAGATTCGAACTGGTGTAGTCACCGTGAAAGGGTGGTGTCCTAGGCCTCTAGACGAACGGGATATTGTTTTGGTACGAGTAATCGGAGTCGAACCGATACGCATTTCGCGGGAGATTTTAAGTCTCCTGGGTCTACCAATTCCCCCATACTCGCAGTATTTATACTATTCTAACTACAAGTGTAATTAAGTCAAGCCATACAGAGCTATAATTCTTTTTAAGATAATTAGTATCACGAATAGAGAGGTATGGTCCGCCCACAATCTTGAAATCTTTTCCATTTAGCCAATCAGCTTTAGCTTCATCGCTAGTTTTATATTGTCTGCCGTAAGCAGGCATAATCATCAATGGCTTTGAATTCATAGATTATCCTTATCGTTAAAGAATAATTATAACAAACTTTTACCACTTGAATCAAGTTCAAGATTTTGCGCTTCTTGCGTTTCGGAATTATTACGAGTAGGCTTGTCGGTTTCTGAATCTTTACCAAAGATTGCATCCCAACGATTTGCGTACTCTTGATTACTTACACTAAAAGGTCTAGGCGTAGAGCCTTTTCCACCATCTGACATTTTGTTTCTCCATGAAAAAATAAGGTTTAGGATTACCTACAACACACTCCATCCTGCAGGCCTAGGTGGAGACTGAACTCTGAAACTGTTGCACGTGCACGCACTAGGTTTCTTCACCCGCTTTGACTTAGGGTCGGAATCTGTATAGGTAAACCTAAACCTTAGTTTAGGACAGGCTTCTCACCTGTTTGGGACGAAATCCTGTTTGGTTGCGGCGGAAGGATTCGAACCTTCTAAGCGGAGCTTATGAGACTTGCTTTTACCCTGACTCACCGCGATATTTTAATAGCAGTTATTAAATAATTTACGTTGGCGATAATCTTGCCAAACTTTTTCTAATCGCTGAATATCTTTATAATCTTTTGGGTCTGCGTCTTCAATAAAATCTTCTAGCGTATAAGGCTTGAATATGTCTCTGAAACGCTGCATTAAATTACTTAGCATCTTTGACAAACCCATATAACTTGTTGGCTTCTTTTAGTACATCTTCAAACGTGTACATTTTAGGAGCATAAGTTTGCCAATCTTCAGCAACTTTTTTACCTTCTTTTACAAGTTGTTCAAAAGTCTGTTGAGCAAACTCCAAGTTGATTTCTTGTTGTTTTGTCAAGTAGTCTTGTGCCATTTTAAGCATTTCAGCACGGATTTCAAACGGATTCATGTTTGATCTCCTTTTTTGCTTTCTTTGTGTGTGTTGTGGCATCTAATTGATCAAAGTAATGTTTTGTAAGATCAATATAGTTTTCTGCTACCATTTTAGCCCAAGCTGTTTGAGCATCAATAAATGAATTAGCAGCTTTATTCAAAGCGGGTTCTGTAATAACTTTATTAGTTAAACTGCGCTTCAAACTTTGAAATGATTCAATAAAATATGAGGGATTCATAATATTTCCTGTGAGTGTGTGTGAAAAAAATCCAGTATAGTTATAGCCATAAACTGGGTTGGGCAAGAAAGTTGTCTTGGATTTCTTATGCCTGAATTTTATAGTGCGGCGATTTTAGTTAGTGTACTGATTTTATGTCCAACAATTGTATCTGTTGGTTTATACTTGCCGTCTGCATCAGGACGATACACCCGAATAAGTGCACCTGGATCTTCAGGCGTACCAGTAATTTTAAAACTACTGCCAGGCACTTGTTCACTGCCACTAGTAATAATTTTAGTTACTTTGCCACGAGCTGTACCGCCACTACTACTCCAACTAACACTGTCACCAGTTTTAATTGATTTGGCTTTTTCTGCTACTTGTTCTAGGTTTTCAACATATGCATCGAGTAACTTAATTACTCGTTCGCTAAATGTTCCTACTCTGGTCATTTTAAAGACAAGCTCCGCCCTCGTCACCTTCGCAAGCAACGTTGGCAGCATCAGGAGCTACTTCTTGTGCGTTGAACATAGGTAGTGTAGCTGAATCTTTGGGATTAGGCATTTGTGCATTGGGAGTATCCATCATGTATGTTGGAATACCTTCGGATGTAAAAGTTGTAGCCATAATAGTTCCTTACTCTGATTTACCTAAGCGACCCATGTCGCCTTCGTGAGTTGTTCCCTGATCGCGATCAGGCACGTTGATTGGCATCAATTCAATTGAGCCAGGCATCATATCGCCCAAATCCCGCCCCGTTTTAGGGTCAAGTTGTTCGGCATAACCTTCGTCAAACTCATGACCAATAGCAGTCAATGGTGGTTCTGTCATTGATGGTGGATTAATTTTCATAGTATTCCTTAATATTTAGGATACATACCCTTCATACATGAAGCACATTGACAAGCTGCATCATGATGGGGATTTGTAGGTTGCATATCTTTTGCTTCTGGAATTGGTCCGTGTGGACCAGGAGTAGCAATGTTGATTCCATTAGGACCAACTGGTTTCTTTTTTGGTTTTTTACTATCCACGGCAGTTTCCTTTGCGGTTGGATTGTCAATGTGAATAGCTGCAGCTGCAGCTTTGCAAGCTTCTAAGGTATCAAACTGGCAATTACCATGCACACCATATTTCCACTTGCCATTTGCACATTTCATACAAGGCATATCAATCCTCTAGTTTGCGGTTTAATACACCACGAAGTTGCTTGTGAGTCTTTTTATGCGCCCCACATTTGCGCTTAATCATATGCACAACCATGAGGTTACGCATTTTTGGTAACTTTTTCTTTTTCATAATAGTCCATTGTTGTGCTTACTGTTTACTGTGATCCCCGCTAAGAGATCGATCCTGTCTTACAAAGATTAATTACTTCCCGCTATACACAGAACGCAAACTATAGACTAAACTTAATAACTCGAGGTGCTTAGCCACTTTGGTTTACAAGGCTCCGACCGTGAAGGCTGGAGGCGAGCAATAAGCACAGCAATGGATTATGATATAAACACTGCTTGTGTTTTAGTGTAATTTCTGAGTTCTTCTCGTTGTAGATCATGTATTACAAGTTCGTGTTTGCCGTACCACCAGTCCAAATTAACGTCTAGTGCTACTTCATAGCATTGAAGCCTGCTAACAAACTCTACTCCGCCTTCATAGCCTGAGCGAACAACTTGCATTTCGGGATCGTGCTTTTGTAATTCTTTGATTAAGTCTTTGATTTTCATGCGTATTTGTCTAGGACAGTGCCTACTTCTTTGATAGGAATAGGCTTTCCAACTTTGTTGTAAATAAATTGGATGTACTCGACCGAGTAATGTTTAGTTACTGGGTCGAGTACATTTTTAACTATGATCTTTTTATCTAATGCGTAGTATTTGTCAATCTGAGTACTGATTGCTGTAACTATCATTGAGTTACCTTATATTGGCGAATAGCGTCTGCGTCTAATGAACAGTAAACTCGGAACTTGTCGCGACCTACTGTGTCGTATAGCTCATTAGCCATCAATTCCAACTTTTCAAGCGTTTCAATCGACAGCGACATATATCTGCTCAAAAATGCATCTACTAAAAACTGTTTTGAATAACTTGCCATAATTTCTCCAATTAAGCCTATATTATACACGAAATAGTTTTGTAAATCAAGTTTAATATTTTATTGCTTGATTAATAATCGCCAAACAAGTACTTTGGTGGAATAGGAATAGCTTCAGGCATATCATCAATCCAAATATGGATGTTGATGTTCTTATTTAAGCAAAATTGTCGTTTTTGTTTTCCATCAGTAAAAACGCAATGCTCTTGTCCAATAAGTTGCCCAATAGTATCTAATACTTCTGTTACTTCATCTGGAAAAGACTCGCCACGTGCTGTTACACAGTAAACTGTGTGACCACGTGCTTTTGCTAAATATATTAGATCATTCCACATTAGGGGATCACGGGTATATGTATCGTCAAAATCAATGCTTATGTTCATATAATGGTTTTATAGGGATTATTCGATCTTTTACAATAGATATTGCGTCACCTAACTTATAAGTATCCGTAATCCCATCTAATTGTTCTTTTTTAATACTGACTACTTGACAGCATAGAACTGTATTACAAGGATAACCAATCTCCTCATATTTATGCGCTTTTAAACGTTGTATAAAAAGTTTTCTAGTGTCTGAATCGTGTATTTCCAATAAAGTATTATTATTTACATTACCTAATACTACGTCATTATTATCATCATTACAGCAAGGATATAAATCACCGTTAGGTGCTATAAAAACTTCATTTTCTACTCTTGATAGGAGAGGGCAGTCTAGTGTTGATTGATCAATATTTATTGTTGCTCTGCCAGAAGTAATTAATTTTCTTTCGGCCCATAAACCAGGCTTACTTCTTTTAATATAAATATCTCCTGGAACAAATTTTCTTAAACTTGTTAGCGTATGTTCGTATGTACTAAAAGGTATTGGGTCTTTATACTGATCAGGTTCAGTTCTTAAAAAAGCATTAACAGTTACAGCGTATTCAAATGCGGGCATAACATTAATAGATATATTAAATTTAGGGTCAAATTCTGCCCGTAAATTTAAAAATCTTTTTAGGTTTTTAATAACACCTAAATAACTTATGCCTTTTACTGCTTTATAAGTTTTTGAATCATGTCCATCAATATTAACTTGAATACTACTTAATAATTTTTCTTTTAATAAAACTTTAGATATTTTAGGAGACATTAAACCAAAATTACTTAATAAGTTAATTGCAGTATTAGGTAACTTTAATTTAATATACCTTACAATTTCTAAAAAGTCTTTATTATATAATGCTTCGCCATTTTCACTAAGATGCAACATTTTTATTTGATAAGGAAAATCTTTGTTTGATACTTCGTCAATTATCTTTTTTACTGTATCAAAAGGCATATCAAAATTATGCTTAGTACCTCTAGAGGTGGGGCACCATATACAAGTAGCATTACATCTATTTGAAAGGGCAAGATTAATACAAGTTATTGGCATACAACTGTTTTTCTATACATAGGTACATAGTGATATAAGTGTAAATTACTCATATCAGACGATTCATTAGGATTGGCAGAATAAATTGGAACTATATCAAAAGCTAAAGTAATTCGTGGACTTTTTCCATACCAAGCAGTACTTTTATGTTTGTCATTTTCAGATTTACCGATTACTAATAGTCCGTCTTTACTAGGTATTTCTATCTCTCCGGGTACCCCAGGTATTCTATACAATGTTGATGAAGGTACTTCTTCAGTATTTACACAATAAAAACCGTGCCAAACTTTGTACTGCGCAGGCCAATGATCGTGCCAACCAATATTTTCGCCTTTTCTGTAAATATTCATCCAACTTTTTATAACATAAGGAACACCTCTATCTAATAAAGGGTCTGCTTTTTCACAAATTAAGTTATATAGCTGAACTAGTTCTGTTGTAGAAAATGTAAATAAATTATACTGTTTGTTTTTTGCGCTAGGAATATTTCCGTATATACCTTTTGTTACAGGCTTGGTTGTTTTATTTAAAATATCCTCGATAACAAAACATTTATTAGCAAGAGCTTTGTTATCTATTGTATCTATTTGTGTTGTAAATAAATAATTTTCTGCTATAGTATTCATTATTTTTTATTTAAAAGTTTTTTACGTTTAAAATACCAGCCAACCTTTGTAAATCTAAAAGGTTCAAACATTGATTTTAATTCATTATCAGTTACAACGTGCATTTTTGTTTCAATAACTTTATCACTTAGCGGAAATACTTGCACTAATGGTTTTCCTGCAGGAATTATAATATTTTTATGTGCAGTATTTAATTTAGGTATAAACATATGTATGTTTGTAAAGTGTTGATACTTCCACTCAATTAAACCATTTGGAATAAAAGGTTTAAAACTAGTATCATGCCAAAAAGTATTTGTCATTAAAAATTTAACACCAGTTTTTTCTTTAAATGCCCAAGGACTTAGTATTTTAAAATGATAGTATTCTTTTAATATTCTATCTCCCCAAGCATAACTTTCATGAGAATCAGCTAACTGATTTGGTTCCCAGCTTAGTCTATTATTTTGAGTATTTATCGTAACGTCTGCCCAATTTTTAATAATAAAACCTTGAGTATGTAAGTATTGAACGCCTGGACACAATCTCATTGTAGATTTTACAATACCTTGATTGGTAACAGTAGTCTCTAGATTTTTCCAGTAATCTGGTAACTCTTCTTTTGCAGGAGTTATTGGAAATAAATTAGGTAGGTCGGGTATAGCTGTGAAACAATCTACAACTATTTTTGATGGTTTAAATAAAATCATATAATGCTTGTGATGCTAAGTTTTTTTGTTTGGATTCGCACATTATATCTGAATAAGGAAGAAATGTTAAGGCCCAATCATTAACAGCTGAATTCCAGTAGTAGTCACTATGTGCACGTAATTTTGCACTGGTAAAACCCAGTGACTTCAATTGCTTGAGGTCAGGTTTGACTAGTGGGTCATGATCTACTACAACATCTTCGCGACTAACGCTATAATGAATAGTAGGACGCACACCGCGCCAACTATCAATCACACGCTTGAAGCGAGGATCTGTGGGCTCAATATACTCGCCTGAATGAATCCAGTGATGGTGAATGTCGAGCACAAGCGCACAAGTGTCCACAAGTTCTAGACTTGCGTCAAGGCCCCAGGTAAACTCTGCGTTTTCGATGGTTAAACAGTTGCGTGCTTCGGGACTAAGGCGTTTCATAGCACGTTTGATACCGTCTGGACCTTGTTTACCGCCAATGTGTACATTGCATTTGAAGTCTTGAAACTGTTTGCCGTAACCCATGTAACGGATAAGATCGCAGTGATACTCAAACTCGGTAATTGAATTTTCAATTACTTGATCTTGTTCTGACGCAAGCACACAAAATTGCCCTGGATGAAAGCTGAGTTTGATATCATGCTCGCGAGCAAAGTCGCCGCACATCGCAAGATGAGCTTCGATTTTAGCAACTACATCAGGTTGAAAGTAAAATGGCATATAGTCGTCATGAGTATATGTGGGTAATAAATCTGAAGTAATACGAAACATACGCAACTCAGGAGGCTGTTTAGCTACCCACTTAAGTTGACGATAAAGTGCATTAAGGTTGTGATCAACCAAACCCCATAGTTTTGAACGTGCAGCATCTTCAGTTTGCCGTTTAAGGTAACTGATTGTAGTAGATTTTGTATTCAAATCAGGATGTGCTTTGTCAGGTTCGCTTTGAATTTTACAAGCGAAACCTATGCGTTGTATATTTTGGTTGAACATTTTGTGCGTACTTTGTGTGTTAATTGTTTATTATAACTGTTTTAGCTTTGTTTGTCAAGTCTATAATCCAGTTAACCTAACACATACGGGACATACAGGATTATAGTCAAGATCTTTAACTAATTGCTGAGACCATATATTGCAATGCGAGCATTGATCAATTACTTGTACAAGTATATGGTCTTCTATATCATCTATATCAATACCTAGCTCATGGCAGGTTTGTGTAAGAGACTTGCGAGTTTTATTTAGTGTTTTAGCAAGTCTACGATAATTAAGGCTTATATCTGTCATCTAGCTTTTTATGAGTCTTCTCAAATTCGAGCAAGAACATAATGCAACAAGCTGCATGAGCCAAGTGCGACAGTCCAGACTCGGGGTCTTTGTCTTCACCAGCGTTGAACGCTGTAATATGACGCATTGCTGCGGCTAAGGGTCGGCTCCACACAAAACCTTTACGCCAGTTATGTGCTGCATATTTATCTGCACCAAATTGTAATACTGCTGCAGTTTGATTCATTGCTTCTGTGCTTAACAAGTGAAGTGGCAATTTGCCGTCATCAAATTTTAATGCTGAGCCTGTAGGCATTTCTCCTACAACTGTTTTTAATTCTATTTGTTCTCTAACAGGTACTTGCATAATAGCATTAGTATCAGGGTCAAAGAGGTTGATAATTTCGTCTTGTTTTGGCATGGTATTTGTTATTTTAAGGTTTAGGCATAAATAGTCGGGGCAATGTCTTTTTCTTTTTCAATTGTTTTAACAGCTCTGGATTTATCTCACTTTTTAGTGACGCAATTCCTCGCTGACGACAATGTTGTTCATATACTGGTAATAACACGTCTAAAATAAGTGCTTCTAGTTCAGCAGTATAATTTGTTTGATTTGACATTAAATTTCTCCGAATGTGTCTATTATATCACTGTGGCAAATATTTTTCAAGACTATTTCATTTTGTGGTTGGCGCAGACCTTAAAAACACACTTGATTAGAGCTTGGTCTTGTGATATAATTGAAAGTTCATTGAGAAAATAACACGAATGACATACGATATATTAATACAAAACCTACTAAACGGAGAACCCGTTACAAAAACTGATCCTCAAGGCAGTAGTTATATAGAAATGCGCCCGCCCACGCGTAATGCTATGGCTGCGGCTAAAGCCTTGCAAAACTTGCAAGGACAACTAAACTTTGGTACTAGTGCTATTAATCAGCTTACCAAAGAGCGTAACGAAATGTGGGAACTCTTAGAAAGAGCCCAGCAAGAAAATAAGAAGCTACAAGATGAAATTAAATCTTTACAGTCAGCTAAAGCTGGCGAGTGAACTAAGCGAAGCAATTGATTGTAATCATGCTACTCATTTAGAACACAGGTCGCTTGATGCTATCCTAGACTTGATCAGCATTATTCGACAATTACAGGAGAGTAATGATGAAATTAACAAGAAAACAGACTCTAGTATCAATTATACTGGGGACTTTTATGGCTCTACCCTTGGGTATGGCAGAACTGGTAATAAATAAGACTTATCAAACTGTAAAAGCTACTAAAGCAGAGCTACTTTGTTTGGCTAAGAATATTTATTATGAGGCTCGTGGTGAGCCACTTCAAGGTAAGATTGCAGTTGCACAAGTTACACTAAATCGTGTGACGCATCGTACTGAATTTCAAGCAAACATATGTGGAGTAGTATATGCAAAAGATCAATTTAGCTGGACTCAAGAACGGCATCGTGAACCTCGTGGAGAAGATTGGCTTGAAGCTCAAGCACTTGCTAAAGCGGTAATACAAGGGACTGCACACTTACCAAAGTTTCGTGCACTTTACTTTCACAATCAAACAGTAAAACCTCGTTGGAGTCGTACTAAAGAATTAGTTGCAAGAATAGGTAATCATACATTTTACAACTAAGCAAATGGGCAGATAGGCTAATTATTTTTGGCTTGCTGCCCTTTTTGTTTTCTGGTATAATAGTCACTATAACGAGGAAATTTTATGAAAAATAAGTACACAGAAATTCGTGAAACTTGCCAACTCGTAGAGTATGACCTTAAACTTGCTGGCAAAGGCAAACTATGGGTAGAAGTTTACCGCGACGCAGAATATGAATATCGTGCACTGTTTCCAGACTTAGATGACTGGAGTTCAATGCCAATGACAATTTTAACACACCCAATACATGAAACACAAACTAATCACAGCTAAAATTATTGCGGACAGTATTTGTCCCCAAGGTGTTCGAATGACTACTATGGAAATTGAGTATCCAAGATTTATTTTGGCAGAGCTCAACACACATCGTATGTTGTCAAAGAATAGTGCTAGTAGTCGTGCTATTCCTGTTAAAGCTATGCATGAGTTTATCAAAGACAATCCTGCAACACCTGTATACTGGGGTAAAAATCAGCCTGGTATGAAAGCCAAGGAAGAGTTGATTGGTATTGATTTGTCAGAAGCCAAGCACATTTGGAATAAAGCCAAAGATGACGCACTGCACTGGGCAGACGCACTTTCTAGCAGATTGAGTGTTCATAAACAAATCGCCAATCGTATTACAGAGCCTTGGATGACAATGAAAACAGTTATCTCTGGTACTGAATGGGCAAACTTTTTTCATCTTCGCAACCATCCTGATGCACAGCCTGAGATTAAAGCTTTAGCAGAAGCAATGATTGTGGCGTATACAACACACCTTCCCAATCCACTAAAGCCAGGCGAGTGGCATTTACCTTATATTGCTCTAGGCAGATATGTACCTACTGACGAACTTCAATACTTTGACGACTATTTTAACAGAATCAGCCTTGAAGATGCTAAGATCATTAGCGCTAGTTGTTGCGCTCAAGTATCGTATCGTAAAAACGATGATAGCCCAGAAAAAGCTTGGAAGATTTGGCAACAACTAATCGAGAACGATCCTGTTCACGCCAGTCCAATTGAGCATCAAGCAACGCCCATGGACGTCAACTCTATGTGCCGTTTTGAGCCTGATACTTGGGAGCCTGGAGTTACTCATGTCTCTGCCAATAGCGACTTGTGGAGTGGTAATTTGCGGGGTTGGATTCAGCACCGCAAGCTTGTTGCAAAGGAGGCAGTATGGTAAACTACGAGTATGAAAATTTTGAAGCGTGGTTTGATGAGTTAGAAAACTTTAACTTTCGTAGTGACCGATTCTTTCAGTACATGGACTTGTTTAATGGTAGTGCTACTACTGAAACACGCAATCAATTTTTAACAGACTGGCTACGAGCAGCGTTTGATTCGGCAAGGTTAACCAATGACCATAGTTAAAGACACAACTTATAGCCCTAATCGCCACAGTTGGATTGTTCAACTACAAGAAGATGGCGAAGATTTAGTACTACAACTTACAGATGAGATGTTAGAAGTTACTGGTTGGAAAATTGGTGACACACTGTTATGGGAGAAAGCAGCTGGTTCTGCTTGGACATTAAGGAAAAAGCCATGATCGTTGTATTATACACCACCGACTTTGAACCAATTATTCCTATTGATCTACCTCTTTGGTTGCTAGAGCGACTTGAGGTTGAGGGTCAGGTACGAGTAGCTGTTAGTAAACCTACACAGTTTGTTGACCAAAAAATTCCTGTGGGTAATTTAGAACCCGATATTCCCACTGTGCGTATTCGTTGTGAACGATTGCGGTGGCGAGATGATACACTAAAAACCATCTTAGTAACTCCAGACGAAGAGCTTGCGCTAAGCTTAAACCCTGAGTGGTTACCTGGTCAGCGTGCCCCAATTCAACAGTACATGGGAGCTATGCGTAAGTTACATGAAGAATTGGTCAAACAAATCCGAAAAAATCAGAGTTGACTTGCAAACTAAATCAATGTATAATATTATTATTGATTTAGGAGAATACTATGTTTTATTGCGTTGTTTGTAGCGATACTGTTAGTCCACTGCGTTGGCAACTGGGCCGCCATACCTGTTTACCTTGCGGTGAGCGTGTGGCTAAACAACACAAACATACTATTGTACCTATGCCTAAATCTAACTATATTGTAGTAACAGACAAATCATTGTTACTTAATCTCAACTCATCTCACAAAGGCGGACGCTAAAATGAACGCAGATCGCGAATTTATCAAATGGTTTTATGAAGAAGCTTATCCTGAGCAGGGATCAAATCGCCGTCAGGTTTATTCAATGACACATGGTACGCCCAACATCAATGTTATTGATTACTGGATGCGTGAAGCGTTTAAAGCAGGTGTAGAAGCAGCACAAAAGGAAACACAATGAAAGTTGTAATCGGACCTTATCGTGATTGGATCGGACCTTATCAGATTGCAGAAATGTTGTGCTGGTGGGTTCCAAAACGCCGTGCATCAGATGATATTGTTGCACGCAAACCTGACTGGGTACATGACTTTGGTACTTGGTTAGCTACTGATAAGCATGGCAATGATTCGTGGCTGACCAAAGTGTGTCAGTGGATTGAAGATCGCAAACATCGTCAAGTGTATGTTCGTATCGACAAGTATGATTCATGGTCGGCAGACCATACCATTGCACTAATTGCAGTTCCACTCTTAAAGCAACTGCAGCTTACCAAGCACGGAGCACCTTTTGTAGACGATGAAGATGTCCCTGAGGGTTTAAATCTTCGTAGCTATGAGTGTGACAAATTAAAAGCCAATGAATATGACACAGACCCCAACCACTTTAAACGCTGGGACTGGGTACTTGGAGAGATCATTTGGGCATTGGAACAAAAGACAAGTGACACTGCTGATTCAGATTTTTATACTCACCTTGACCCTGACTTAAAATCCAAAGACTTTAATGATTGCATAAACAACATTGTAGTTGACTACGCAGGATTAGAAGCTTGGCAAGCCCGCAAAACTCGTGGTTACAAGCTGTTTGGTAAATATTTTGAAAATTTATGGGATTAAATTATGACATTAGAATTAGCATTAGCAATTGTTGTAGCAGCAGCCTTTGCTTGTTACTTAGTATGGCAGTGGCAAGAGTCTGCGGTAGATATGGCAGACCCACCCTATCAACCACCTGTTGCGGATAAAGCAGAATTGGATACTCCATTAAACCCCAAGGCGACATGGCCTTTTCCTAGTGGAGATAAGCCATGACAAAACCTGATCCCAATAAACCAATCACGCACATCAATCCACCTAATCGTGTACCTGATCGTGTACAGCCACACAAGCCTGGGTATTCAGAAATTGTAGATGTGCCTGAAACTGAAGCAAATCCTGATAAGCCTAAGAAGCCAAAGAAAAAACCAAGCAAGTAACCTCAAGGGGATTCAACGCCAAAAATAATTGGCTTGAGTCCCCTTTTGTTTTGTGTTATAATATTCTATATTATGAAAGGATAACCATGTTCGATAAATTGTTGAATTCTGCTGATTATATCTTTGGCGGTATTTTGGTATTGTTGGTTGCTGTACTTTGCTACGGCTTAGGGTCACAAGCTAAAGCCAACAAGATTTGCGATCAAGTCGGTGGTATGTATGTGCAGACTTGGAGTGACGGATATAAATGCATTATGGCTACGGAGATCACACTAAAATGATTAAACTAGCAGACAACAGAGTAGAGATTCCCTTAGACTTCTCAGATGAAGAACTACTTACATTGTTTAAATTGGCACATGAAGCAGACTTGACTTTCAACCAATTTATTGAAAAAGCCTTAACAGAATACCTAGAAAGAATAACTAAAGATGAGACACTACTCAATAAACTGGATGGGCCCAGTGAGCCTGGACTGGTACAAGACTCGGGGACTAACTAAAACTGTAACACATACAGCTAACACAGACTGTATGCATTATAATAGTGGTGAAACATATACAACCACACAAATCACTGAGCACTATAGTTGTGGTCGAATAGATGTATCGCCTACCCAAGACGAACCTTATGGTGACGAGATTGGTGTGCCACCTATGCGCTCAGAAGACTGGCACAGCTTTGGCGATTGGTTGGATGATGTTCAGACCATGAGTGTGTGGTCACTTGACAACTTGGTTAGTGCTTATCAAAATCAAACAGGTAAAACTATTCGCTGGGATACATATGACAAATGAACACGGATATTGCCCAAACTGCAATCTAGACCTTGATGGTGGATTGATTTGGGATTTCTTTTATAAAGACACAGGTGTAGCTGCTGAAGCCGATAGACTGGCTGAGATGTACGGAGCCACACGCACAACAGGCAAGTGGGGCTTGGCTACTGCTATGTATGACTCAAAGAAGGATCGTACTGTTGGTTGGACTTGTCCTGAATGCAATCATTATTGGGGAGCACCACTATCATGAACCAATTACACTTAAATAAACTAGAACTACAAGACATTTTAGAGTTTGTCGGCAAGTACTCAGATGTACATATGGCTACACTCAACTGGGATAGTTCTAGCGGCATTGGCAAAACACTAACAGTGGAAATTCGTACCTATTTAAACGATGATTATGTTAGCATTACAAAAACAATCACAGATCAAACATCATGGTAAATTTTAAAAAACTACTTCCCGTTCTTTCAGGACTTTGCGTCCTACTCTACTTATACGGCTGGACACAAGACTTGCAGTACCCTGCATATGTGCCGCTAGTGTGGTGCTTTGCTTGTTGGGTAAACGATGTTTACAACTGGTTGGAATCTAAACATGAGTGATTTATACCTAATGGTTGCAATACCAATCACAATTGTTGTACTAGTAGCTGTCTACCAAGTTTGGTTGGCATGGCTAGAACGCCCAGACTGTGATCATCGTTATGACCGCTGGCATGACTTTCACGAAACACATTATGCTTATGTGCAGAAACGCACTTGCAAGCTGTGTGGATATACTCAAACACTAGAACATAAAAAGACAACCTATGAACATACAGCAACTACTCAAGCAAGCAACAAACGCTTCTGGTAACATTGACATCAATCACTACACTAACTTAGTGCTACTCGAAGCTTGCAGACTGGTCAAAGAAACACCTATTACTTGCGCATACACAACATTTGACGAGCAAGTTGCAATCACACAACGAGCCGAATGTTTCAAACAAATTTACAACCAAATCGCAGAGAATTTAAATGGCACTACCACCTAATTATACACTACCACAGTATGCAGCACTAAAGTCAGCAACACAAGAAGTGCAAAGTGCTGAAATTCCTCCGACTCCGCAACCCGCACCACCACAACTACCACCTACATCAATGCGTCAAGCACAAGCAAACTACCTGCTAGACAAATTGCAAGAAGAGGCAGCTGAGGTGATTCAGGCAGTTAGCAAAATCAGACGCTTTGGTGAAAATAACAAACATCCAGATCGTACTACCACTAATAAAGAGGAACTGGTTACAGAATTAGAAGACTTTCTTGCCATTTTAGCAGCACTAGAATACTGCAAGTATTTGGACTTAAAGCCACAGCAGAAAAATATACTCTATAAAATGCATCAGCTAATTTTGTAACACACATTTACAAAAAAGCTTGACAAAAGATTACAAAAATTCTCTCCGACCCTAAACTGCAGCAATCCCACAATTCCCATAACCAAAGCATTGCAAACTACAAAGCAAAATTAATCTTCATCAAAGCATCCAGCAACGCTTTCAACAAACTTGCCAATTCAAGCACCAAGTGTTATAATATTATTATAGTTTTTAGAACAAATGCTCAACACACCTCCACACTAAAAAATACACTTGTTATTATGCTATCAAGTGTGCTATAATTTAGTATAACTTAAAGAGTTAAAGACTAGGTTGATTTAGAGAATTGATCTAAACTATCGAAACCTCTTGATGACGAGCCCTGCCGAGGTAAAGCTAGAGTGGTTTGGTACAGTTTAGGGTCAATTCAAATAAATCGCGAACCTAGTCCTGCTTATCGACTACAATTGTGTTTGAACTAAAACTACTATATTTAAAATGCTATTTAAAAAACAAGAAATACACTCAATTGATTTTACTGGAACTGAACACTTAAATCTCGAAGGCTGGGAAAGTTGGTGTGAATCGGTAAGTCTGTCCCACCTTTACACCTGGTTGCTGCCTCAATTAGTAGCTTGGTATGGAACCTGGACTCTAGTAAAAGATGGTGATCGAATTGATGCTTTAGCCACAGTTAAACACAACTGCCCTGACCCTAAGTCTAGGGCATTTTATATGTTGTCAAGGGTTAAACGAAGTTTATTATTAGCAACACAAACGAAAGCTCCAGAATATGCTACACTAACCCCACTGATCTTAATGGGACAAAAGCGAATGGCTGGAGTTGACTACGAGTCTTGGAGAACAGCCACAAATTTGCAGTGGATTTTAGAACCCCGACTCCTAGAAGCAATATTATTAGATGGTAAAGATTTGTCGATGATTGACAGTTTAGGGTCAGAAAGACTCTTAGCTATACAAACACAAGGATTAACTACTAAGTCAGGTAAAACAGCAGGCTCAAAGAAGCCTGCAAAGTCTACTTGGAGTTTAACAGGAATTCAGGACACAGAGATTGGGCACTTGCCTAAATTAACTCAAACAATCTTAACACAATGCTGGCTAGCACATCCTGAATTACGAACACCTTATATGATCTTAGACTTACAAAACTGGGATAATATGCCCAAACCTCTAGTATCTAATGATATTTTTAAAGTGGAACAACCACTTCAACCAACCCCGAAACAGAATTTGAAAGAGCTGGCAGATGTAATGCCCTGGGACCTATGAAATACACTAAAGAAATCACAGACAAATTGATACAAGACTACAAGGCTCAAATACCTGTAGCACAAATTGCACAAGAGTTAGACGTACCAGAACGTAGTGTGATCGCAAAACTCAGCTCTCTGGGCGTCTACCAGAAAAAATCATATGTCAACAAGCGTGGTGAGATTCCAGTTAAAAAATCGGAGCACATCGAACGCATTGCTGAGCTTCTGGACGTGGATGAAGAATTGTTGGAATCGCTGGAGAAGGTCAACAAAACGGTTCTCAAGCTAATTGAAGCTAAACTTGCCCAATCTGACCCTAAACTGCCACAATTAGGCACAAAAAATCAGTTATTTGAAGTTGTTTGAACTTAAACAAACAAAAGCCCACTTATTTGAGTATAAGTGGGCTTTTTTGCGTGGGTATCGGTGACCGTGTAAATTGTGTACGATTGCTCTGGTTTAGGGTCAATTAAAGAAAACTTTAATATGGGCTGGGTCATATTAAAGCGTTTTTAACAGTTTAGGGTCAGAGTGTAGAATATCCACTTGACAAGATTTGCCACTCGGTGGTATAATGGCGCAGAAATGACCAAAACAAAAGCCCCTGCACACGAATGTGAGGGGCTTTTGAAAGCATTTGCAAGTGCACTTGCGTTGTCTTTTTTGTTGCATCAAGGTGTGTTTACGGATAATCAATCCAACCTTGACCCTAAACTGCCGCGTTAGCTGCCTACTCTGTTAGTCAGTGGTGATGAAGTCACTGTGAGCGTTTAGGTTGCGGGGTTTGCACGTTTCGGTCTTAACTGGGAACTCCCTATCAAGATATCCGTGACTAACACATAGATTAACGCATTTGCTAGCGACTGAGCTTTTAGACCTTCGACAGTTTAGGGTCAGATTCGCACCATTATTTAAGCACCCGTTGCTAGGTCTTGTGCGCCTTTACAGAATGGTTTGCGCAACGCCATTCAATCGCTAGTAAGATTCCATACTTACATTACAGAACTAGGTTCTGGTCTTGGTTAGAAGATAGCTGTATTTGTTAAGCCAGTTCTTTCTGCTTTATTAGACATTTTTACGAGTGTACTAGATGGCTCGGCATGGGATATAGGGTCGGCTCCCTAGAACTACTCATTACCTAACACCAACAAGTGGTACACGCTAGGGGTTTCGTCCTGACCCTAAACTGCTGCAGGTTATGAGTATTGAAGTCTCACGGACCGTGCTGCTGAGGTAGAGGGTTTCGCTGAACTTACATCAGCTCATCAGAGGGTTAAGTTGGCAGCCGCTAGAGCGTTCCTCGGCTATTAAGTTGCTATCCCGCAATCAAGTGGCAGGCCTCATAACACCATGTTTGTGCTCCACGCTTGTGCGGTTGAAGCTAAGGGCTGTGGCTCAGAATTCCCCACAATTAAGACTTATTTGACACTGATGTCACCCTATCAATTTATATAATAATTATACAGTATTTAGCATACTATATCAAGTAAAAAATTAGACACTCGCTGCAATCAGACTACTCACAAAACAGACTAATAAATAATTTGGAGGTTGAGGTGAGATTCATTTGCAAACGGACACCAATTGCTTGGTATTCATTAAGCCCTTCTCGACTGTCTAAGATATTATTATACAGAATTTAAGGAAGAGGATCAAGTATAAATTTTTTGACCCTCAACCACAGCAATCAACGCAAGTTTTGGAGAATTGCTTCCAACACTTCGTGATTGGCTTTTTCGAGGCTATCAAATGCCTCTGGGCTAGCATTGCACAAGTTAGCAATGCGATCAACCAATTCTGCTTTCTTTACACGGGCTGTGCCCACAGTTTTAGATTTAGCAGTGTAAACACCTTCACGTGAGAGTTTTGCTACCACGCTTCGAGTGGTTTTGCCAAACATTGTTGCCAATGATTCGACAGTTGCGCCAGCTTTGTAGTTGGCAACCAACTGAGCTGTTTGCTCAGCTGTGTAATTTACGGTTTTGTCAGTCATCATATGTCCTTTCAAATGGTTTCTGCGCTGTTAAAGATATAATTATACAGTGTTTGAGTATCAGGCACAAGTGAGAATTTCTTCGGGTATGTGCATATCTTCCAAAATTTGCGATACTTCTTGGTCAACAAAATCCTCAAACCACTGTTGTTGAGTTAACTGGAAAAATTCTTGATCTGTCATCTTAGAGCCTTTCTCGATTTCAATAAGAAATTATAAAATTTTTTGAAATTTTGGCCAAGACTAAGTTTTTGCACTTGAACGGGCCGCCGCTGAAAATACACTTGACAAGATAAGGTTTTCCACTGTATAATGGGCGCTGCGGCACAATCAAATTTTTGCACTTGCCAAGGTTTTGCACTGGCGCAGCAAAATACCACCAAATTTTATGGGTAAAAAATTACCCAAAACCGAAAAAAACTAGTACAAAAGTATTACTCGCGTAGAACTCCGCGGGGCTCGAAAAAATGCCCGCGGAGAATCAGTTCCGCGGGCTTTGGCGCCTGAAGTAAGCGCTTACTTCGCTTTATTATCTTTTTGAAGTCAATTTATAATAAATAATAATCGACAAAAAGATTATATTTGCAGTGTAATTAAATAATAATGGCAAATCCATTTTAGGCAAAATATAAATAAAAGTTAATATTTCGCCTAAAAACCACATAGAAATAAATCCCCAAGTTAATCCCTCAGAGGATTTTGTTCTAATAGATTCAATAGCTTGTGGCAAACCACAAAATGCCATTAAAATACTGCCTAACCAACCTAAACTTTCCATAATGTTCCCATTATATAGAACCTCCTAAAAATTGTCAAGTTTTTATTGAAAACAAAAGTACGCATTAGCAAAAATACAACATAGGTGTTTTCCCCTATTGACATTTTTCGGGCCGCGGAGTATTTGGCGCCGAAGTGAGCGCTCACTTCGCTGGTGGATAATAAAAAGCGATTATCTGAGATAATCAGATAATCGCTAGTTAATCAAATAGGCTTGCTATTTGCTAATGCGTTAAAAATCGCTTTTAATGCGTTTTTATTAGCCTTAGTTAATGATTCAATATCATTTTCGGGTAATCGCAAAATCGCACCGATTGCATCGGCATGAGTATCTTTTTTAACAACTGATTCACCAGTTTTAGTTTTATATTCTTTTTTAATATAAACTTTTTCTCGTGAAAGTTTTGCGACAATACTCCGAACAGTTTTACCAAGATTATCTGCAATAGTTTCAACAGAAACTCCTGCTTGATAATCGTTAATCATTTTCTGAGTTTGCTCAGGGGTGTAATTTACAGTTTTTGCATTCATAATATTCTCCTGATTTAAAATGCGTTATATAATCCAAGGATATTAGCCAAAAAGAATGTACCATTTAAAACCATTAATGATTTATCTTTTCGATAATATCCAACTAAAAGCCAAGATAATGATCCAATAATAAAGAAACAATATCCCAAAAAGAACAGTTTACTGGCAACAATAAAGGCACCGATAATACTGGATATTGTCCCAATCCATGAAACAATATTAAGTAATTTAATCATATTAAATACCATCGATAATATCCTCTGCAATAACAATACCAAAAACCATATATGTTAATAATAACATAAACATTAAAAATTCTAATACAAATAAAATCATCTTGAAATCTCCATATTGTGAAATGGATTAGGTTCTAATCCATAGTTAATCATTATCTCTTGCCATTTTTTACCATGACCACATTTTGCCTCTGATTCACCAAACAAATTATAATCGGCTTGGTGAATAATCTCATGGGGCAAAATAACTTCTGTCATAATATCCCGATATTCAATAGAATGTTGAAAGAATTTTGTTCCCAATTGGATAATATTATCCTCTTGGTGGCATCTACCTGCAGTCCGATATAATCTACCATTTAATTCAATAATCGGTGGATTAAAATGAACTAATGGGGGATAAATCTCGCAAAGCCTATCCCAAATAATATTGGTTTGATTTTGCAAAATTGCTAATAAATCTTTCTTTTTCATGTTTTCTATTATACAGAGGGTTTGAGGAAATGTCAACAGATAAAAACTCACAGGGTTGTGAGAAAATTTCTAGTGGTTTCCTTTCTTGTTTTCATGCCTCTATTATAGCAGGGTTTTGCCCTTTGTCAAGGCTTTTTTCAACTATTTTCTAGGGGTTTTCCCCTATTGACAACTGCTAAATTTTGTGGTATAATTTTGGCGCGCCGACCATGTAGTACTTGGGTTCACAAAAAATTTGAATACAAAAGTACTACCGCGGGGTATTGGCGCCTGAAGTAAGTGCTAACTAACATCAGGCTGATTATCTTTTGGGGGATAGTTTATAATAAATTATAATCGCTAAAAATATTATATTGGCAGTATAATTAAATAACAATGGCAAATCCATTTTAGGTAAAATATAAATAAAAGTCATTATCTCACCTATAAACCACATACCAATAAAACCCCAAGTTAATCCTTCGGATGATTTTGTTTTAATAGATTCTATGGCTTGTGGTAATCCACAAAATGCCAATAAAATACTACCTAACCAACCTATTTGTTCCATATTAAATCCCTTGTTAATGTATTATCAAATCTATCTACATAATACTCAGATTCATCAAATCGAATATGTTTAAAATAGAAAAATAATAACAATATAATCCATCCTAATCTATACATTATTTAATCGCCATAAAATGATTTTTAGCTTGAAAATCTTTCCAGTCATAAGGCTTGATATTATCTTGCCAGTTGCGTTTTTTAATAATATGACGCAAAATCGGCAATTCAAAATCCCGTGCATCTTCTAATGCAGTATGTGGCTCGATAATCATTTGATTATTGATAAAACCACAAACAGTTTCGGCAGTAGTTTTAAAAGTCATATTGCCGTTTGCAGTAGGTTTATTAAACTGGTGATTATCTAAAGCAAATTGTTTAAATGCTTTGCGATTACAAATATTGCCAAGGCTTGCTTGCCATAAACAAAAACGATTATTAAAAACTGAAAGGTCAATACCTGTATTTGCACATTTAGAATAATCAAAAGCAAGATTATATGCAGTTAATGTAGGATTATATTTGCCAATGGCTTGATTAATCCAACGATTAATTGCATTTACCGAAGCCAACATTCTAGTGCCATTATCTAGCAAAGCAACATATTGTTTTTTGCGTTTATTCAAACCCTCATAGCCCCAAATATCATTTGCAGTTTTGTCATGGAATAATTCCATGTTGTCATAATGACCTTTGACCATTACGGCACATTGGTTGTAAATAGTACCATTACGATCAACGATAATGCAAGCAAAATCTGCAACAGTATCGTTAATGGTTGTTTCGGTGTCAATAATTGCAAAGAATTGTTTTTTAGCCATTGTTTATTTTTTCGTTTAATTTAAAGGTTGATTATAACACAAGGTAAAAACCTTGTCAAGTGTAGGGGTATTAGTGACCTTGTTTAGAGGGTACATAAACACCTCGAATATTGAAACGATCACAAACTGCTTTTAAATAAGTTGCATTATCCTCATAAAATGTAAATTCTGCATCTTTGAATGTAATCAGATTAAAAAACTTTGCTAAACCATTTATTTTTAATGTAGAGCCAGAGATATTAGAATTCTCAGGTCTTGATATAATGTAATCAGGGTTTCCCAATACCTTGTCAATAAATGTATAATCGGGGGTATTGAGAACACGGGCAGTAGCAATAATGACATAACAGTTTTCATCTTTTAAATCCCGTTTATATTGTTCGGCTAATGGCAAGAGAGAATCATTCAAAGCCAAATCTTGATTTTCTCTCCAATACTCTAAATCAATTCTTTCGCCTTTATCGTCAACGATTGTACGATAACGATGCAAACTGCAAACAATAGTTCCATCCATATCGTAAATTGAAACCCGATTAATTTTAGCCATTTATTTTTTCCTTTAAACTATGATCTAATTATACACGATTTTTTCAAAGTGTCAACAGATAAAAACTCACAGGGTTGTGAGATTTTTTCGCATTGATCTTTGTTGTTTTCATGTGTCCTATTATATCAGGGTTTTTTGTTTTGTCAAGGGTTTTTTCAACTATTTTCTAGGTGTTTACCCCTATTGACAAGCCAGTCAGCTTATGCTATAATTTGGCGCCGCAAACCTTGGTATTCAAAAAATTTGAAAACAAAAGTATTACCGCGCCCTTTGTCCGCGGGCAAAAAGTCCGCGGGCGATTTTGAATACCTGAGTATTCAAAAAAGTCTGCAAACCTTGGTATTCAAATTATCTGCCTAGTGAAACAATGTCAATATCATAATAAGCATTGAAATAATTTCTCCATTGCGTGAAACCTGATTCTGTATCATGTGATAAATCTAAGTCTCTTTCCATTTGCCAAGCATGAACATACTCATGGGCTAGTGTGGAAAATAAATCAAGGTCTGATTTAATTTCTGATGTAGCAAATCTAATTTTGTGATTTACTTTTTTATCTGAAATTCTATCACCCTCATACATTCCCATGCACGAATCGCCATCAAATCGCAAAACCTTGGTTTTTGCAAAGTTAACTCGATTCTTCAAATCGAATTCATCTTGTAGCATTAGCTGAAATAATCTTAGTTTGTCTGATTTAATCATTTTGTGAACCATTCTAAAAGAGCAATTTTAATTGCAACAAAACCAATAAAAGCAAGCAAGTATAAAATAAATTCAATCATAGTTTACTCGCAATGTTGGGTTGTATACCATTATGCCCGTTAGCTTACCATCTATAATAGCGCAATAGGTGAACGGCAATTTTGCAAGGATAGCCTCGTTTAAATATTTTTGCATTTCAATCAATTTAGTGTTTATCATAGGGTAATTATAACAGGGTTTCGTTAGTGTGTCAACAGTAGGGGCAAAAGCCCCTACAGTTTACAAGGTCTTTTCAGTCCTAATAAAATCGGCAATCTTCATCAAAGCCATTTTGTTAGCTTTGGTAAGTGATTCCGTATCGGCTTCAGTCAAACCTAATGCTTCACCGATAAAATCGGCATGAACATCCTTTTTAATAGGTGTCTCGCCTGATTTTGTTTTGTAGGCTTTAGCTACATAAACTTTTTCTCGTGAAAGTTTAGCAACAACAGAACGAACAGTTTTGCCAAGGCTATCGGCAATTGATTCAACAGTCATGCCTGATTGATATTGAGCAATCATCTTTTCGGTTTGCTCGGGTGTGTAGTTTACAGTTTTTGCAGTCATTTTATTTTCTCCTAAAATTAAATTATATCACAATGGCTTCATCATTGCAAGCCATATCCACAATGGAACAAAGGTTATTGCAACAAACAATGTTCCTTGCAATAATTCTTTCAAAAATTTATTCATGGTTAACAGTCTCTTTCAAACCTAATTTTGCCAAGTATTTGGCAATGTGAACAACAGTGTTACCGAATTCATCTTTGAATTCTTCATTGGTAACTGTATAGCTACCCTCAAAAGGTAAGTCATCTAAGTTGAGGTTAAGTTGTTTAGTGTATAACATTTTGATTTCCTTTAATCTATGTGTCCTATTATACAGGGTTTTTAAGTTTTGTCAAGGGTTTTTTCAACTATTTTCTAGGTGTTTTCCCTATGTAAACTTTTGTTTCCTTGTAGTCCTTTTCTTCCTTTGTTACCCTCTATTATATAGAGTCTAAAAATTTTGTCAAATCTTTTTTGAAAACAAAAGTTCACATTAGCATAAATACAACATAGGGATAAACCCCTATTGACAGGGGGGTTCGGAGACTGTATAATCCCCCACGCTACACCGCCCCCCGACACGGCCACTATGTGGAAAATTTCCAAACACCCTAAGGTGCCAAAATCCACGCTTGCAAAAATATCCCTAAACTGCTATAATCAACACAAAAGGATACCATTATGACAACTCATCTACCTGCCGAAACCGTACGCATTTCACCCGAAGCCCTAGAAGTGGCTAATGCTTACTTGCAGCTTAACGATGCACGCCTAGTAGCGCAAGAATTAGACATTGACCCTGAGGTTGTAACAAATTTATTAGCCCGACGTGAAGTCAAAACTTATATTGACAGTGTTTTCTTTGACAGTGGCTATAACAACCGTTTTCTTATGCGACGTGCCATGGACGCACTAATCAAACAAAAGTTTCAAGAACTAGAAGAGTCGCAAACTGGGTCGACCAAAGACATTGCCGAATTGCTACAAATGTCACATAAAATGTCCATGGATCTACTAGACCGTGAAATCGCCCTAGAAAAAGCCAGACAGTCTACTGCACCGCAGAAGCAAGTCAACGTTCAGATCAATGAAGGACTTGACGGATCAAAGTACTCGCAATTGGTACAAAAGTTAATTACTGGAGAAGGCGTCTAATGCTAGAAACTCTATGTGATATTATGACTGATGCTTATCGCCGCAACTGGATTACCTCACGTGATGGTAACTGTAGTGTTAGGCATCAAGATCGTGATCACTTTTATATTACTCCATCAGCAGTTCGTAAACAAACACTGCAACCCGATCAATTTAAAAAGATTGGTATTCGTACTGGTTATTTTGGCCAACCGCCACAGTTATGGCACGGTCACGAAGTCCTAGACTATACACCTATTTCCAGCAACTTGCAGCCTAGTGGAGAACTGCCCCTACATTTTGGACTACAAAAAACTATTACCACTGACACTCGCGTAGTTGTACACGTGCACCCAACTTATACCATTGCAGCCATGCATGCACACGTTCAGCTAGACCAACTGTACAAAAATTTTCCAGAGCTATCACGTTATACACGTGTTGCTCCAAGCGTAGGGGAAGTTGAGCCTATTAGTGAAGAACTGGGTTTGCAGTGTTGTCGTAAGCTGGGTGTTGACGCTAGTGGTCAACTCCAGTACGATATTGTTGGTATCCTAGGTCACGGTGTGGTTGCGGTAGACACAACTCCGTGGCGTGCTTACGAACATATCGAACGTCTTGAACATATTTGCAAGATTGTACTTGCAAGTGGAAAGTACTAATGCTCCTAGTCTCCCGTGAAAACGTAAATTGTGATGTAATCGAGGAATTCGACCCTCAACAGCGATTTATTAAGCTACCCATCACAAATTACCTGAAACTGTTAAATATCTGGGATACAATCAATCGTCCCCAAATTGCCCTAATCAACGCCATCAACGATCCCAAGTACCGTTTTGTTTGTGCTGCACTTGCCCGTCGATTGGGCAAAACTTACATAGCCAACATTATTGGGCAGTTGGTAACATTGGTCCCTGGGTCAAATGTACTCATTATATCACCAAACTATAATTTATCGTCAATCTCATTTGAACTCCAACGCAAACTCATCAAACACTTTGATCTCGAAGTTGCACGCGACAACCTCAAAGACAAAATCATTGAATTGTCCAATGGAAGTACTATTCGTATGGGCAGTCTTAGTACCGTTGATAGTACAGTGGGTCGTTCGTATGACTTAATCATATTTGACGAAGCTGCACTTGGCGAAGGCGGCGAAGCTGCGTTTAACGTTGCACTACGTCCAACACTTGACAAACCCAACGCCAAGGCTATTTTTATTTCAACTCCTCGTGGACGCAATAACTGGTTTAGTCAATTTTGGAATCGCGGATTTGATCCAAACTTTCCCGAATGGATTAGCTTACAAGCTGACTATACCGAAAACACTCGCATGGCTGAGTCGGATGTGGCTGAGGCGAAGAGGTCCATGTCAAAAGCCGAATTTGAACAAGAATACTTGGCCTCATTTACTGTGTTTGAGGGTCAAATTTATACACTAAAAGATGAAGATGTTTGTGAAATTCCCCAAGATCTTAAAGGTGAAGCATTTGCTGGGTGCGACCCTGGTTACCGAGATGCTACTGCTCATTGCACTATCGTCTACGATTGGAACCGCGATTGCTTTTTTATTGTCGACGAATACTTAAAATCCGAAGCTACCACCGAGCAACATGCTCAAGCGTTTACCCAATTCAATGAAAAACACGGTGTTGAAGTTACTTTTATTGACTCGGCAGCTGCACAGTTTGCAAGTGACCTTGCCTACTTATACAATATCTCAACTACCAAAGCCAAAAAAGATGTGTTACCTGGCATTGCTTATGTGCAAACCTTACTACAACAAGGTCGACTCAAGGTAGCGCCACACTGCACCAATGTCCGTGCAATGTTTGATCAATATCGCTGGGATCAACGCGAGGGCCTCCAACGTGAACGCCCCATGCATGATGAATATAGTCACATGGCTGATGCTGTTCGTTATGCACTGTACACCTATACGGTATAATGCCACAAAAAATTTGTGCATTGACATTTGGTTGCTTTTAGGCTATAATACTAGGTAATTGTGGAGTAGTTTACTCCACTTGTAAGGAATCTTATGGAACGAACACAATACGAAGACTTGTTAAAATCGGCATTTGCCACTGAGTTTGCTTTTTACTTGAAAGCACACGGATTTCACTGGAACGTGGAAGGTTCGGACTTTTACGAATTTCACCTAATCTTTGAACGCATCTATTCAGAGGTGTATGAATCAATTGATACATTTGCCGAAGAACTTCGCGCCGCTCGTATTTATGCACCTGCCAGTTTTACTCAGCTAGACGATCTATCCCTGGTTGAATGTCAAGAAGGCGTTCCACTGGCAATGTCAATGGCTCAAGAGTTGTTAGCTGATAGTGATGCTTGCGCTGAAATGTTCCGTGTGGCATTTGATGCTGCCGAATCTATGGGCGACCATGGATTGTCAAACTTTTTAGCAGATCGTCAAGACGCACACAAAAAGCATAGTTGGATGTTACGCAGCTCATTAAAATAATATGGCGGCCAATACCAATAAGCGAATTCCTGTAAAATGGGTTCGCGACCGAGCCAAAGCGGCTTATGAAAAACAAGATCGGTGCTATATTTGCGGTGCAACCGCAGACTTGGAACTGCATCACCTACACTCAGTTACCATACTCTTAGATAAATGGGCTAGAGCTCGTGGATATGATATTTCAACAGACGAAGGTATTGTTGCTGTTCGAGACGAATTTATTGCTGAGCATCGAGTGGAGTTATATGACCAAGTTTACACCCTTTGTAATCGTCATCATGTAGCGCTGCACAGTGTTTATGGTAAAGCGCCTCGACCTGGTAGCGAGCCAAAACAAGCTCATTGGATTGAAGCCCAACGAGCTAAATATTCTGGTGAAGTGGTTATTCCACAAAAAAGCTTTGGTAGTTTTTTCTCTGAGTTCACTTAAGGGAAATAACTATGTCAAGATTTACAGATTGGGTTCGCGAAAAGTTTAATCCAGCCCAAGCCCGTATTGCACAAGCAGCGGGCACACAGATTCCAACGGAATCAAAGATTACTTATCAACAAAGTTTTCAAAAAATTGAAGCTGTTAATCGTTCAGTGAATATGCTGGTAAATGCCTGCAGTTCATTAGACTACGATATCAAAGACAAGCTTAATGAAGGCGTTGTTACGGGGATTCGTCAAAAGTCATTAAATACACTACTAAACTTCAGGCCAAATCCTTATCAAAGTGCACAAGAATTTCGTCAAGCAATTTTTACTGACTTTGTACTTGAAGGCAATGCCTTTATACACTTTGATGGTGTGTTTTTATACCACCTACCTGCTGCGAACACAGAGATCTTAACGGATACAAAAACATTTATTCGCGGATACCGCTATAACGGTATGGTAATGTTCAAAGAAGAAGAAGTTTTTCACTTCCGTGATTTGAATTCGCATTCAATTTATCGTGGTGCTAGTCGCTTAGAGTCTGCTCAGCGATCAATTGCTACACTATACGCCATGCAAGATTTTCAAGAAAACTTTTTTGAAAATGGAGCTGTATTCGGTTTAGTTTTAACTAGTGAAAATACACTTTCACAAGTTGCAAAAGAAAAAACAATTCAATACTGGTTACAAAAATATTCAACTAAACAAGGTGGTAAGCGTCCTGTTATTTTGGACAGTGGCTTAAAACCTGCACAAGTATCAAATCAAAATTTCAAAGACATGAACTTTGATGAGTCAATGAAAACTCATGGCGAAAAAATAATGCAAGCAATCGGTGTACCACCAATCTTATTAGCAGGTGGTAACAACGCTAATATTAGTCCTAACTTACGTTTATTTTACTTGGAAACAGTAATGCCAATTAATCGTAAATTTACTAGTAGCCTAGAACGATTCTTTGGATATGATGTTGAAGCAATAACTGCTAATGTAAGTGCATTACAACCAGAATTAAAAGATATTGCTGCCTATCATTCGACCCTAGTCAATGCAGGCATCATTACAGCTAATGAAGCACGACAAGAATTACGTTATGACAAGTTAGACGGTCATGACGATATAAGAATACCCGCTAATATTGCGGGTTCGGCTGCTGATCCGTCGAAAGGTGGTAGGCCCACAGATAATCAGCAATAAAGGGGTAATATGGTAGATAAAAGTAAAGTACTGTTTCTAAACAGCACATTTATCAAGAGTGAAGCTCCAACTACCACCGACGGAAAAATCGCTAGTGTCACAATCGAAGGTTACGCAAGTACCAACGATGCTGACCGACAAGGTGATATTGTTCCGGTTAGCGTATGGGAAAAAGGTATCTCAAATTACTTGAAAAATCCAGTAATTTTAGCATACCATGACCACAGCGAGCCAGTTGGTAGAATGGTAGAACATCGCATTGATGGTAAAGGATTATGGATTAAAGCCCGTATTTCCGCAGCCGCCAGTGAGGTATTCAATCTTGTAAAAGACGGCGTTTTAACGGCGTTTAGTATCGGATTCCGAATCGTAGATGCGGAGTACAATTCAGCTGCAGAGCTGTTTGTGGTAAAGGAATTGGAACTACATGAAATTTCAGTAGTATCAGTACCAGCTAATCAAAATACACTATTTAGTCTTTCTAAGGCGTTTGATACAGCCGAAGAATTTAAATCTTTCAAAATGCAGTTTGCACCCAACAGCGAATCAGCTAAAGGGCTAGAATCCTCAACGGAAGCAAACAGCGAAGTCAAAAAGGAAATGGAAATGGATCCAAAACAATTAGAACAAATGTTAGCTGATGCAGCTAGCAAAGCGGCTGAGCAAACTGCAAAAGCCATTGCTGAAAAGCAAGAAAAAGCTGCTGCTGAAAAAGCTGCTGCTGAAAAAGCCCAAGCTGAATTAGATGCACGCGTTAAAGCTGCTGTTGCTTCTATCTCTACTGTTGACACTGGTGCTGAGCGCTTGTTGGCTGAAGTAGAAAAGCGCTTGGAAAAAGCCGAAGAAACAAACAAAACAGTTATCGCTGGTTTGGAAGCTTCTTTGAAAGAAAAAGCTGCTGAAATCGAAGCAATCACAAAGTCTAAAATGACTTTTGCTGAAGCCAAAGACGGCATGCAATATGCTGACAAAGAGAAGGCTGTTATGTTGGCTAAGATGGCTGGTAAGTCTATCGAAGGCACAAAAACTGGTCGTCAATTAGTTGAAAAATACGGTGCTCACGTTCCTTCAGCTACATGGGAATTAGAAGTATCCTTGAACCTTGAGTCTGAAGTTCGTCGTCGTTTAGTTGTTGCTCCTATTTTCCGCAACATCCAAATGCAAACCAACGTGATGACAATCCCCGTGAATCCCGAAGCAGGTTCTGCTACTTGGGTTCAAAACGCTAACTTTGGCGCTGCTCCTGGTACCTTGGGTGCTGCTGGTGCTTCTGCTGGTGGAAATGCTACTCACGCTCTCAAAGAAATCACTTTGAATGCATATAAAGTTGCTACTAACGAGTACACTGCATATGAAGAAGAAGAAGACGCATTGTTGGCTTTGATGCCAATCATCCGTGATGGTATGATTCGTCGTGTTGCTCGCGCTGTGGACAAAGCCTTCTTGTTAGGTGCTGGTTCCGGTGCTGATCCTGTTGCTGGTTTGGCTACTTTAGCTACCAACTCCACAGGTAACATCACTACTTCTACACCTTCAGCTTCTTATGTTGCTACTGTTGCTGCCTTACGTTCATTGCGTAAAGGTCTTGGTGTTTGGGGTCTGGATCCTCAAGAAGTTGTGTATATCGTTAATACCGATGTATATTACAACTTGCTCGAAGACACAACTTTCCAAACTATGAACCAAGTTGGTACACAAGCTACATTGCTGACCGGTCAAATTGGTCAAATCGGTGGAAGCCCTGTGTTAGTGTCTGGTGAGTTTGCTACTGCAGCTTCCGGTGCTACTGGTATCGTTTGCTTGAACCCAAGCAACTTCATCGTTGGTAATCAACGTGGTCTGCGTATCGACACACAAGAGTTGGTCGAAACACAGCGTCGCGTGATGGTCGCTAGCTTGCGTACAGGTATGACTAAAGTCACATCTAACTACGGTGCTGGTGTCACAAAATTGGTTTACTCTGCTTAATTAGTAGAGATAATCTTAATAAGACCCTTTCGGGGGTCTTGTTTTATAAGGGTATTCAGTGCCCTTATAAAACAAGCGAGGTATTTATGGCAACAAATTTAGTAACAAAAGCAGAATACAAAGCTTACATGGGAATTAGTAGTACGAACTCAGATGCAGAAATTGATTTCTTAATACCCAAAGTTAGCGATTTAGTAAAAACATATTGCCGTCGTACCTTTATTGACTACTACGATGAAGCAAAAACAGAATATTTTGATGGTGGGTTCAAACAACTTATCTTAAAAGAAACTCCTGTAGTCAATGTAAATTCTGTGGCATATAGCCAAGATTTCGGAAAAACATATACAGCACTAACAAAGTTCACGGACTGGATTCAGCGGGATGACTATGTTATCAGTACAAACCCTGGCGGTTTTACTGAAGCTTTAAATGCGTATAAAGTAGTTTATTTTGCAGGATATGAAACTATCCCAGCAGACTTAAAATTAGCAGTATTAGATTTAGTAGAGTACTACTCACGAAATAATGGTGCAGTACATAGTACTCGCGACCTAAACCCAAATACTACTCAAATCAATTATGTAGCCTCTAGTAACTTCCCAGCTACTATTAAGCGTGTTCTAGACCAATATATGGCGGACTTCACCTAATGGCACTACCTAATAGATTTAATTATAAGTATCTTTTAGAGCTAATGTATGGTGCTAAACTAACAAGCGATGAAGCCGCTGCTGATCCCGTGGGATTTAGAGACACTTTTCTAAGGTTGGTTGAAAAAGATATTCGTGGACAAATTGAAAATACTTTACCTATAATTTATTGGGTAAAGCCTCGTGAAATTATTTTTAATCTATTAAACGGCTTATTTAATGAAAGCATAAATGGCGGAGAGATAACTAAGTATGTAGATTCTGTTGTTACACATGACGGAACTATACTTAAGCCAAACGACTTAGAATTTGGAACTGCATTAGAGTCTATTTTAATTACACTTTTTTCTGATGAGGTATTTTTAAACGAAATATCACAAGAAATATTTATGGCAATAGATGCTAAAATGTTACAGGGTAAAGATATTAAACTAGAAGATCTGGGTAGACAGTTTAAAGAGATGGTAAATATTGCCAACTCAGCACAGCCCGATATTAATGTTATTTGTTCTATAGGTAGTCCTCAACAAATTAAGCATGCACAAACTCTGGTAAATAATCAAATTCAAAAAGTTGGAAACGACGTGCGAAATTGGTTGCGTGCAAATACTCCCGCAAGACTTGCTGATGCAGAAACATTTTTAAATGGTTTTGATAGTAGTAAAGATTTAATTTTTATAAGCAGTACTTTTAAAAAAGCTCGTGAAGATACAGTAAATGCCACTGCTAGAAGCGTAGTAGTTCCTGTACTTGCAAGTTATGGTATAAATTGTCATCCTAATTTAAAAGTAGGAGACTTTACAGCTGCAGGGCATACAGGAGTTGTTTCTGGTAAAGGAACTTCTTTACAACAAGTTGTAGGAATTAATTCCCCTATTATACAACAAACCTTATACTATGCTAATACTTTAGCCGATAGGCCAACACCTGCACTAGATCCTTTTATATTAGAAACAGATCATTTGGGTCTTTCTTATGATATTAAAGAAGGTGCAATAGGAGTTGTAAAAGATTTACTTGACTTAAATTTTTCATTTGTAATATCTCAAGAGTCTAGTTGGAATAGTAGTTTAGGTACGCGAGAAAAAACAGCTATGAGTTCCATAGTTGAAAAAGCTTGGAAGATTAAAAGAGCTAAATTATCGGACGATTTCAAAGCATATATTAAAGATTCTATACCTAAATTACCTGCAAAATTACAAGGCTCTCCAACCCTTAACGAAAGAATTTTATATAGTTTTGCAGATATTCTACGTGACACAGTTAAAAATGCTGTTACTAAAGATTTGCCCCCTGTAATAGGTAAGAATAGAAAAACAACTAAAACAAGTACTCAAAGCATTTTTAAGAATGTTAAGCCTGCTAAAGCAAACTTAAATAAAACTGGTGGAAGTACAGGTATACCAAACTATACCCCAAGAGCAGATACAACACCAAATATGGCTAATTTAAGGGATTTAATAAATTCCCAACTACAAGATGTGATTAGCGCAAATATGGGTGATGGTAGAAGTCGCAATGTTTTGAACTATCGTACAGGTAGATTTGCAGGTAGTGTAAAAGTAGAAACTCTTTCAATTAGCCGTCAGGGTATGATTACTGCTTTCTATACTTACATGAAGAATCCTTATGCAACTTTTAGTGCCGGAGGAAAACAGTCCCTTCCAAAAAGCAGAGATCCTAAACTGCTAATTTCTAGATCAATACGAGAAATTGCACAGGAAATGGCTATTAATAAACTAAGGGCAGTATCCTTATGACAAGAAGAACAAGTATTGTAACAGCGTTGGCTGAAAAGTTAAAAGTAATTGATGGTACAGGTAGCTATAAAACTAATTTATTTGGTAATAGCTACCCTAAACTAAAGTTCTGGGATGAAGTACAAGATTTCCCAGCTTGCTATTTAGTAGCAGGCTCCGAATCACGACAGTATCATCCCTCAGATTTTACCTGGGCTTTTTTAAATATCAGCATCAAAGTATATGTCAAGGATGAGTCGTATCCACAAGAAGATTTAGAAAATCTCCTAGACGACATAGAAAATGTAATCAATGACAACCGAGTATTAGTATACGACACTACTAATAATCTTTCAACAACTGAAATCTTAATTCAGTCAATAACTACCGATGAAGGGCTATTAGCTCCTTATGGTGTCGGTGAAATCAACCTACAAGTGCGTTACGCATTAGTATAACTCTCGGATTTACGCAAGCATAACAACAGATAAATATCTAGTTACGATGCTTAGAATATTTCCAAAAATCATAAAGGAAAGAGTATGGCATTAAATTTACTACGCAATAGTCGGGTATTCTACACGACTAATTTGACAAGTTCAGGAGCAGTAGCCACTAGCGGCCACACTGCATCAACAACACGAGAACTCCAAGTTTTGGATGGTTTCTCTTTTTCACAAAACACAGGTCAAGAAACAATTACTACTAATGAAGCAGGTCCTGCACCTGTTCGTGGTCAGCGCAGTTTTAATACTAGCTTAGAGCCAGTAGACTGGAGTTTTTCTACCTATATTCGTCCCAAGTATAACGAAGGTGCTACTACTACAGCTGGTCCCGATTCAAATGACGTAATCGATGCTGAAGAGTCTGTTTTATGGAACTCTATGTCTAGCGTTACTGGTAACGGCTGGACCCAAACTGCTGGTGTTGCACCAAGTACGCCACCTTACTCAACAGTGAGTTTTGCAAATTCAAATGCTCACCAATTGCAACCTTTTGGTTTGATTATTGTGTTCGAAGCAGTTACTTATGTGATTGATAATTGCGCTATTGATTCAGCAACTATTGATTTTGGTTTAGATGCTATTGCTGCTATTGCATGGGCTGGAAAAGGCACTGTAATGCGTCAATTGCCTACTACACTGACTATTTCTGCAGGCGGTAGCGTTACCGGTGGCGGATGGACTGGAAGCAACGACTTTACGCTCAAAGATACCTCAGCACGTTATATTGCCAACAAGTTGTCTACAATGACTTTAGCTTCTAGCACTTTTGGTGGATTGACAGCTACAAATTATGCCAATGTTGCTATCACAGGCGGTAACTTAACAATCAGTAATAACTTAACATATTTAACACCTGCAAATTTAGGTGTTGTTAATACTCCTATCACTTACTTCACAGGTACTCGCTCTGTTACAGCAAATGTTACAGCATACTTGAAGACCGGTTCAGGTGCTAGTGCTGAATTGTTAAAAGATATGTTAGCAGCTAGTGCAAGCAGTACAGCTAACAAGTTTGCTGCTGTTATTTCAGTTGGTGGTGCTACAAATGACACTAAGTTTGTTATTGAAATGCCAACAACTCAATTGACTATTCCAGCAATTACTTCTGAGCAAATTATTGCTACTTCAATTACTATGACCGCACAAGGTTCCGATACAGGTACTGCTGGTGGTGCATACGATCTTGAAGCCAAAAACGAAGTTACGCTCAAGTACTACGCAGCAGCTTAAATAGCTGTTGCATTTTCATAGAGACTGGGTTGATCTCCAGTCTCTCTTTTTCAAAAATATTATTATAAAATGACTACTCTCTCTTTAAAAACACTGTTAGTTCCCTCTAAATCAGTTCAGGTTGAATATCCTGGGATGCCTGGTTTTGTAGTTGATTTGGCATTTTTATCTCGCGAAACCCTTTTATCGATTCGTAAGAAATCTACTAAAACCAGCTTTAAAAATCGCCAAGCATCTGAAGAGTTCAACGAAGATTTATTCTTACAACTTTATGTTGAGGCCGCTGTAAAAGGTTGGACAGGATTAAAGTTGGCTTATCTTGAGCAATTAGCTCCGGTAGACTTAACTGGTAAAGATATGGAAGCAGAGCTCGGCTATACTGCTGAAAACGCATTGTACTTGATGAAAAACTCCAGTAACTTTGATGCTTTTATCAGCGAACAAGTATCTGACTTGGGAAACTTTTCGACGACCAACTCCAGCAAGTAAACGCACAGTTGGTCAACTACTTTCAAAATATGAGTGTTGGCATGACCAAAGATCAGTATTTTGAAATGTGCGAAGCACTAGGCAACGAACCACTTGAATCCGAGATTCCAGTAGATTTCGATGACTTTCCGCTAGAAGTACAGCAGGCGTTTAACGCCTATAAAATGCTCCGTGATGAATGGGATACCATGAGTGGTGTCTATCTGGGTAAATCCTTAATAGGTATCAAAGACATTTTAGAAGCAACAGAGATTGATACATCTGAACATAAACTTATTGTTATGCTTATACGCATAATTGATAATGTCAGATCAGAGGAAATCAATAATAAGAAAAAGATGCAAGAGCCCGCTAGTTAAAAATTAGCGGGCTTTTTTGCGTTAAAAATTTTTTGGTTTGACAAGAGCGTGGTCATATGCTATAATGGTCTCTAGTTAAATTATCAAAAAATTTTGGTAATATCCGAACAGGAGTATGCATGGCTACTAATGATACAGTTGTATTATATTTTAAACTATCCGATCTTGGCGAAACGATTAATTCTAGTCATAAGAATTTAAAAGCCTTCAAAGGAACTTTTGATGCCCTTCAGCGGGACATGAATAAGCCTACAGGCAAGGGTAAAGGCGGTTGGAAAAACGCAATGATGGGTGGCGACGCGTATGATGTTGCCAGGGGTAGTGCCGGGGCTACGGGTGCATCTGGTCGCGACTTTGCCAACCAAGCTCGAGGCCTTGACGGTTTAGTACGGTTATACGCTACTTATGCTGCTAATTTATTCGCAGCTGGTGCTGCTTTTCGTGCATTAAGTAATGCAGCAGATACTACTAACATGATCAAAGGTATGGATCAGTTGGGTGCTGTAAGTGGTCAGGCATTGGGTACTGTTGCTAAAAAGTTAGTAGACGCTACTGACGGGGCTATTTCGTTTCGTGAAGCTATTGAAGCCACTACCAAAGGCAGTGCAGCAGGATTATCGTCTAAACAAATGTTACAGTTAGGCGAAGTGGCTAATAAAGCAAGTAAAGCATTAGGTGTTGCTATGCCAGATGCTATTAGTCGATTAACTCGTGGTATTAGCAAGCTAGAGCCTGAACTTTTAGATGAATTGGGGTTATTTACTAAAATTGATCCTGCAGTTCAAGCATATGCACGAAGTATAGGAAAAACAGCAGGTAGTTTAAGTGATTTTGAAAAACGTCAAGCCTTTGCAATAGCTGTATTAAAAGAAGGTTTAGATAAGTTCAGTGCTATTGACATAGGTGCAAATCCTTATGATAAATTATTAGCCAGTCTTCAGAACTTAGGCCAAGGTGCACTAGAAGTTGTAAATAAAATATTAACACCACTGGTTAATGTACTATCGCAAAATCCCACAGCGCTATTAGCTGTTATTGGGGCAATCGGTGCATCAATAGTTAAAAGCGCGATTCCAGCACTAGGACATTATCGTGAAAATTTAAAAAATGCGGCAAACGATAGTCGAATGGTGTTTACTAAAATATACGCAGACCAACAAGAAAAAATTGGTTTGCTAGCTGATAGTGCAGGTGCCGCAGCGGCAGAAGCATATAAAAAAGGTGCACCTACATTAGCTAAAATTGCAGAACTAGAGAAGTCTGCACAAGGCTTTTCCAAAGGCCGTAAAGATTTTGCAGCACTAGCAGGAAAAGATCCTTTTGCTATTACGCCCGAAGAAATTAAGTCTTTGGAAAATCGTGCAAAATATTTAAAAGGCAGAAACGATGCCGAAGCACAGGCTCTTGTACTACATCTTCAAAAGATGAAAGCAATACGTGCAGGTGCAGCCGCGGCATTTGAAACAGCTTCTACAGGAGTTATTGCGAGCACTGAGCCGGGATATACTACTCCAGGCTCTAATGATATTATAAATAAACGCACACTAAATAAATTAGCTGGCGAAAGTATTAGATCTACTGTTGCGGAAACACAAGCCATTTATGGATCTAGAGCAGCATATAAGAAGTTAAATGAAGAAATTGCAAGTGCTCGTGAAGGTACATATAAAACTACTACTCGTTTAGACGAAAACGGTAAGGCAGTAATAGAGACTACTGGTAAGATGAGCCGGCTTACAGCTGGCTATACTCGCGTAGCAGGTGTAATCGGCATTATTGGACAAAAATTAGGTTCTCTTATAAACGCTTTTGGTATATGGGGTATGGCTGTCGGTATAGCCGTTGAAATTATAGGATTACTTGACTCAAAATTATCAAAAACAGGTAAAGAAGCAGAGGCTTTTACAAAGTCACTGGATGGAATCAAAGATTCTAGTCAAAACTTAGTTAGAGTTTTTGAGGTACTTGATAAAACACCTTTTGCATCCGGTACTATCCAAGGGATTTTAGCATTATCAAATGCACAATTAGAAGTTTCTAATTCAGTTGATACTGCAATTACTTCAGCACAAAAACTGCAGCGTGCAATGAAGACCAGCCCTTATGACCAAATTAAAGATGATATTGCAAAATTCTTTGGTGGCGGTGTAAGTAAAAATTTAGCCAAAAGTTTGACACAAACAGTTCAAGATTCTTTGCAAGCATTTGGCGAAGCAGGACGAACAGACGAAGCAGAAGTAATTTTAAAGAAAGCACTAGGCGTTGAGAACTTAGATATTACAAGTGTAACAAATGCTTTTGAAAAGGGTGATGAAGTATTAAATAGATATAACGATGCTCAGAAAAAATTAGCCTCTATACTAGGAAATTCTAGTAGTAATCTACAAGGTTTTAAATCTGCTACTGAAAACAGTAATAAAGCTTATCAAGAGTTTATTCAATCTACTGCAAGTAATAATCCTTTATTTAAATTAGGTCAATCGCTTAATGAAGTAAGTAATGCTATGTTAAAAGTTACAAGTGGTGGTATTAATGAGATTAATGCTGCATTTGATGACTTAACTAAAAATCCTGAAAAGTTTCAGTTATTTGGAAAAGAGTTTGTAAATCAGTTCGTAGAAATGCGTGACCAGTTTAAAACTACTTTTGAAGCATACAATACTTATAAAAATTCTATTAATCAGTTAGATCGTGAAGATATAAAAACTAAAAAAGAACTGGAATCCGTACAATTAGCCTTAAAAGTTAATCCATTAAGTGACCGAGATAATAAACGTGCAAAAGAGCTGCAAGCTCAATTAGAAACAAATAAAGAATCTCGTAATTTAGCCAGCCGTAAGCAAACTGGTTTAGATACTGCTATATTCAAACAAGCTTCTGAATTATTTAATCAAGGAGCTAACAAAGCCTATGAGAAAAGCAAAGAACTTATTGATGTAGCTTTAGGCCAAGCAGGTCGTAAAGCAGCACTTGTTATTGACCAAGCAAAGGCTGGTGGATTAACTGGTGCAGCGGCAGCAACAGAGCAAGGAAGATTAAAACAAGAAGAAATTAGTATTCAAATGAAAGCTGTTGATACTAATATTGATTTGATCAAAGCCAATACTGAACTGCGCGCAACTATTGAAGAATCCAATGCTATAGCTGCATTAGCTAATGCAGCACCAGGAGCAGATAGAACTGCACTAGAAGCTGACAAAGCCGCAGCTATGAAGTTCAGAGAACTTTTAGAGAAAGCAGGAAAAGGCACTATAGACTTTATGTCTACAGGAAATGAAAATGCCGATTCTCGCTTAAAGTTAAAAATATCTAATTATAATGCTTCACTACAAGCCCAACAAGCCACTAAAAAGGAACTTGGCGGCAGAAGTAGGGCAGCAGATATTGAAACTGAACGTGGAGTGCGTGGCGGCAGATTAGAGTATCTGCGACAAGTAGAGTCTGCACAAGAAGCAATCAATCAACTACAGATAACTAGTTTAAATAACCAGCAAAATATTACTAATGCGGGCACAGAAACTGGATTAGCACGTATCAAAGAATTAGAAGACTTAGCATTAGTTAATAAACAAGAGGCCGAAAGAGCTAATATTCAAAATGCAATGATTAATGCTACTAAAGCTACTAATGCAGAAGAATATGCACATCAATTAAGACTTTTAGGTTTGTTAAATCAACGTACAACTCTTGAAAAAGCTGCTAAAGATGAAGCTGATCGTCTTAAGACAATTGATTTACGTATTGCCAAAGAAAAATTGGCTCGAGATACAAAAGCACAAGCGGATGATAATGCATTAAAGATGACTGCTGCACAATTAGGTGCTGAACAAGAGCTGTACAATGTACAATTATCTTTAGGTATGATTACTGGTCAAGAAGCTGAGAATAAACGTAAGTATCTCGAATCTTCTAAGCTGTCTAATGATATTGCTCAGTCCGAGCTTTCACTTGCTAGATCCAGGGCAGATGTTCTTGCAGAAATAGACGCTCGACTATCAAAACTCGATAAAAATGATCCTGAGTATCTGAAAAGAAAGCAGCAGCTTGATGATGAAAGAAAAGCACAAGAAGCCAACTTTACTTCACAAAAAGCAGCGTTAGATATAACCAATCAAGGTCGTAAAACAGCTTTAGATTTAACACAGTCTCTAAGTGATCGTCAACTCGCATATGGCGAAGTATTTAAAAATAGCTTTGCTGATATGGGTAATGCTCTTATTGAATTTACAAAAACTGGTAAACTAAACTTTAAGAGTTTAATTGACAGTATGATTGAAGGTTTAATTCGGTATGAAATGGCGGAACAGTCTAAATTACTATATTCTGCGTTTAGACCAGCTTTAATGAGTGGAATTAATAGCTTATTTGGAGGCGGCATAACTACTACTCCTGGTCGCGGTATAGGAAATGCAGAAGCACAAGGTGGTGTTTATGATGCAGGCCTAAGAACTTTTGCTAAAGGCGGAATGTTTACTAATTCAATTGTAGCTTCCCCAACTTTATTTAAGTTTGCACAAGGTACTGGATTAATGGGCGAAGCGGGTCCTGAGGCTATTATGCCCCTAAAGCGCGATAGCAACGGTAATCTTGGAGTTCGTGCAGGTGGAACCGGCGGTGGAAAAGTAGATGTAGTTGTGAACAACTTTGGCAGTGAGCGTGCTACTACCAAGGAAACCACTGATAGTCGCGGTAATCGCAGAATTGAAGTAGTAATTGGCGATATGGTTGCAAGCGAAGTTTCCAGACCAGGAAGTTCAGTTCAACAATCGTTAGCAAATGGCTTTAATAATAGGCCTGCGTTAGCAAGGAGATAAGTATGACAATTCCAGCATGGTCAAGCCAGCAACTACCACAGGTACCGCAAAAAGGGTTTACAGAGTCCATTGGGTTGAACGTTTTACGTTCTCCCATGGACGCTGGTCCTGCTAAAATGCGTCGCAGGGCCGCAGGTGTTAATACAATGGACTTGTCCTTTATTATGACCACACAGCAAACTCAAACACTAGAAAACTTTATAAATAACACACTATTTGGAACTAAGCGATTTAGTTTTCCACATCCCAGAACAAACACAACTGTAGAAGTACGTATTGTACCAAGCGGTGACGGAGAATTTTTCAAATTACAATATTTAGCCCCAGGATATTGGAGCACTTCTTTAAAATTTGAGATCTTACCATAATGAGCAGACTAAGTCGATTATCTCCACAAGCTATTAAAGCAATGTTTTCGTCTGAAACAGACGAACAGCTTATTATGCTTTTAACAATATATGATCCAAACGGATCTACGGATCCAGCAGCCACAACTACTCCAATTAGATTAAGTGATAACTATACACAAAGACTATCTTCAGTTACTACTGATGATGAGGTTGTATATGGTGTTGTAAGTCGTTCTAATGAACACGTGTTCATTCCAATGAGCTTTAACTTGCCAAACGAACAAGAAACAGGTTTGGGTGATTGTTCAATTACCCTAAACTTTGTTACTCCAGAAACAATTACTGTTATTCGTAGCCATTTACGTATGCGAACTAAAGTTTTAATAGAACTAGTAGTTTCAAGTAATCTTGATCATGTAGAAGCAGTATTACAAGATTATTATATCACAACGGCAACTTATAATGCCGAAAGCGTTACTCTAAACCTAAGCATGGTAAGTTACAATACAGAACCATTTCCTAGCTTTAGCTTTACCCCTAGTTACTTTCCAGGATTATTCTAATGAATTATGATAAGTATATTGGACTACCCTATCTAGACAATGGCAGAACCACAGCTGGCGTAGACTGCTGGGGATTAGCTCGTCTATTTTACAAAGACGAATATGGGATAGACTTGCCCAGTTATACTGAAGAATACATTGGTGGAACTGATCC